TCTAATAAATCATGAACATTATTTTTATATCTTGGATTAATAATTTTTTCTTTAATAAATGACTCTACAGTTTGTTCTTTACTTTGAACATTGCCTGGATTAAGACTGGATATATATTTTAGTAAGTCTTTATATTGATTAAATCCTTTTACATCTCTTTCAAGGCTATTTAATCTGGACTTTAACTTTTGCTGCATTCCTGGCATTCCACTAATACCTAATTCTCTTACTAACTTATTTCTCTCCGATATTAGTCCTCCTGCTTTTTCTGCCTCTTCTGAAGTTTTATATCCGGCTATTTGTCTTTTAACTTCCTGTAACCTATTTTCTTTATCAGTAATTTGACCAGTTAATAAACCTAATGTCTCTTGTATTTCTTTTATTTCAGTTATCGAATTTCTTACTTTTGTATCAATTTGTCTTCCGTAATCTGTAATGGCTTTTGCGTTAGTAATATCTACATTTCTTATCTTAGACAGCAGGCTTTTCTTTGATTCTTTAAATATTTTTTCATCTTCTTTTTCTATTGAGTTTGTACTAATTAAACTTGCTTGTTGTTTAAAGTTTTCTAAAAATCTAATGACTGATGCATTTTTACTTTGGTTATTTAATTTATAATTAGCCGCCTCGCTAAGTAAACTCACCATTTGATTTTTAGAAAATCCCATTGCAGTTGAACTTTGGATTACATTGTTAAATTTTGTTCCAGTAAAAATAAAATTCATTGCATTATAATTAGATTCTGATATGTATGTTTTTGCATCTATATCAGAAAATAAATTAAATATCTTTTTAAAATCTAAACTTTCTCTTTTAATTGTAGATACTTCTTCTGCATATTTATTAATTGTTTCCTCTAAATTATTTTTTAAAGAAGTCTTAGATTCTTCTTCAATATTCTTCAATTCTTCAAATCTTATTCCTCTTCCATCTAGTAACTCTTGCCTGAACTCATCCCATCTTCTCTGAACTCTTTCTTTGTTTTTAGGCGAACTATCTGGTCTTATTTTACCTCTTTTTTCAAGTTCTCTTTTTTCACCTTCAGCCTTATCTTTGTCTTTATTAATTTCCCCAACTTCTTCTCCAAATCTTTTTCTTATCTTATTAAAGTATTTTGATTCTGCGGCTACCTCTTTATCTAATTCCCAAAAAGCTGAGGTGATTTTATCAACAATTTTGTCTCCAGAACTTCCTTGTCTTGTATAGACATCTCTTCCGGCAAAAATACTTTCCATACTTTTGCCGTTATCTACTTTTAAACCCAGCATATAACTACTAAAGGCTTCTGCAATTACTCCAAATCTTACATTCGTACTTGATATCCCTAAAAATGTTGCGACTCTTTTATTGATTTTTTTAAATAAGTGGCTGTCTCCATCATTAGATTGAACGGCTATCTTCTTATAATCTGTTACTAAGCTTACAATATCTTTTGCACTTCTAATTTTATCTTTTGCTTGTCTTGTATATTGCTGACGATTTAATCCGTATCCTGTTAATACGAATTCGTCCAGTGCTTGCTCAGACATGTTAGCTACAGATAATTCTTGTGTTCGAGCATCAACTTGTACAAATGGATTATCATTACCTAAATTGACCCACGATAAGATACTCATTGGTCTATTTGATTCTTGAATGAACTTATTTCCTTTTTCTCTTTCGTTACTAATTTGTTTATTTATTTTATCAACTAAACTAATGAGTTCATCTTGAGTAAGTGGTTTTTTCCCTAATAAGCTAAAATCAAATTGCTTTCCAGCAATCATTAACTTATGTTCTTGGCTTAAGAATTTTGTACTTGTTTCAATAACTTCTCCAGCTTTATTACTTAACGAAATCTTGCTTTTATTCAAATCTAAATTCGTTTTTAATGAATTAGAAGCTAGATTGGCATAAACTTCCCTACCATGTCTATCAAATGTCTTAAAGAACATTCTTCCTGTATCTACATCTACGCCTTGAACCTTTTCACTTTCAAAAAAGATTGGATTATTAAATTCATCAACAATTAAATTCTCTTTTATTTGAGGCATTCCAGGCTTATATCTCCAACCTAGCTTTGCCATCTTTTTACTATCAGTTGCTAAAATAACTTCATTTGCTCTTTGATATGTTTCTGCGCCATCATAATTATCATCAATAAAATTAACGACTTTCTCTCTTCTGATTTCATCATTAAAATCATCATCCATTAAATACTTAGCCATCTAAAATACCTCCGGCATTTCATTTTAAAATAGGACAATATACTTGTTGTATATTGTCCTATTATTTATCCCAGCAATCTATGTGCATCTTGGTTCATTTGAGTTGCGATTTCTTGCCTTCTATCTTTTTTAATTACTGCATTTACTGAACCTTGTCCATTTGTTGGACTTACAGTAATATCGATATCTGTTAATCCGATTGAATTAAGCATATCATGCAATCTACTTCTAATATCTGCAGGATTACTTTGTTTATTAACATTTGGCGCTTCCATTGCTACTTTCGCAGCCTGAGCTTTATCGTCGGGCCAAATATCAAATTCGGATTCATCTAGCTTTTCTTTTTTAATTAATTTTACTTTTAAGTCTTTTAATGAAGCTCTTGAGTCCCATCCCACCCATGTATCTGCTGGCAACTCATGTGTAGAAAAGTATTCTAGAAGGTCTGGCTTTTCATCTACTTCCATACCATATGATGCTTGAAGCATTCTACGAATATAACTTGGTACAGTTTTTATAATCTTTTCTCGTTCTTCTTCTGGCGCTTCTAGGAATGGTAGTATGTAAGCCCTATCTTTCTTAGGCACTGCTGCTAGGAAGTTCTCTAAGGGGTCTCCTGGGTCATATGCATACATTGTTTGTTCTGACTCTTGATAATATTGCAAAGCCTTGGCTGCTGCCTCTGGGATTGTCTGAAGCTGTCTATCATTTAATATAGAATTTAATCTTTGATTAATTTCTGATATAACTTCTTCTAGACTTCCCTCTATCCCCATATTCGATGCTTCATCCAGAGCGTCTTCTACTTCATCTTCATTACCTAGTCGAATCTGTCTTTTTAAACGTTCTAGTTTTGCTTTTGTTTTTTTATTAATTTGACCTTCTTCTTGTTTGTCTTCTATATATTTTTTTACATTGAATCCATCCGCTAAAGCTTCTTCTGCAGCTTCTTGATATAGTCCTCTAAACTTAACATACTTTAACATATCAAGATATTCGAACATTTCTCTTTCTTTCAATCTTCTATCAGGAATCCATCTGTCTCCTGTAGTGCCTTCATACATATTTGTATAAAAGCTTCCTAGTAATCCTGCAACTGCTCCAGTTAATGCTCCTACAATCTTTCCATATCTTTTATTTCCGAAGTTAAAGCCAAGTAATGCTCCAGTAACTACAGCAACTCCAGGCTCTTTTCGAATAATATTCTCATACCAAGGGATAAAGAAATCTCCAAATGGGTCTGTCCATTGTTGCCAGTCCTTATTATAGGTTTCTCTTATCTCATAAGATTCAAGAGCTGACCGTACCTGCATAAACTTTGTATTATAAGGTGTATCCAAGTGAGCAATACTTTCCCAGAGTTGACCAACCATAATCTCTGGCCTTGTAAATCTTGCATATACTGATGCGGGTGAATAGTCGTTTTCTTTTTCTTTTGCTACTCCGGACTCAATTAATTGTTTATTCACATTTATATCATTATTATACAATACAGCGCTTATTGTTTGATACGTATCATTATTAATTTGATTTAATTCATCTTTATCAATGCCAAGAGTTATTGTTTCGCCTTCCTCAATTCCAATAATTTGACGAGCCTTTCTTGCTTTAGGGTCGTCTTTACCCATTGGAATTGTAAGTCCAGCTAATTTAATTGGATTTTCAATACCTTCTACTTTAAACATATAAGTTCTTTGATTTGGATAATCGATAATATTTTCTACGGTTGCTTCAATCTTCTCTATATTCGCTGTTTTAAATCGGTAAGGGTATAATCTTTCTGCTTCTTTTTTCTGCGATACTTGGTCTTCAATTTCTCTTACTTCTTGCAACTGCTCATCCGTTATATACTCCCATCTACGAATATCCTTTTTCATCTGTCGATATTCATTTGAATAAGGAGCAACATCGGCAAGTATTCTAAATCTATCTAGCATTCCATAAAAATCTGCTGGACCGACTGTTCCATCTTTCATACCTTGATTGATTGCTTCTCTTGCCGTATTTACTTTTCCTATCGAATAGTCATAAAGTTGCTGATTAAAATCAAAAGCATATACTTTAAATGGCTCCTGCTCATACATCTCTGATTCAATATCATCCCGATTAATATGAATTAAATATCCTCTACTAATCCCTGTTGCTTTTAAATAAAAATTAACCTGTTGAACATTTTTAAAAAACATTTCGTCTTGGTTATATTTATTTCCTGTCATTGTTTTCGGGTCAAGAATAGCCATCGGTGCATTTTGCAAAGAACTTGATATAAACGATTGAAATGCTTCTGGATTTTCTTCTTGCATTGACTTGATATCGATAGAGTTATTATAAAAACCTCCATACTCAGATGCTCCGCTCATCTCTGGCGATGCTGAATAATATTTAAATGTCTGAGCTTGTTGGATTACTTTTTCTAAAAACTTAGCATGATTGGCTTTTACATCATAAAAGCCTCCTACTCCTAACTCAGGTATCGAGACATACTGCTCAAAGTCTAATGCAATTTTTTCTTTTTGCATTTGTGCTTCCCATTTTTCATGCCATCCTGAACCTTTATCTAAAATGTAAGATTCATCTTCATCTTTTATTTCATCTTTTCTAAGAATGTGGCTAATCATTGTTGGAACTTCGTAACCTAAAAATGAAGCTCCTATCGACATATCATTATCTACTTCTACATTATATAATCGCTCATATCCTTCTCCAGGAAGTCTTGATTCTCCCTTTGTTATCTTAGAGTAAGGGTCGCCATGCTGCAGGTCTAAAAAGTATTCAGGTCCAGGTAACCAGCTTGGCATTGTATTGGGAATCGGATTATATTCGTCTTGTTTTAATGGCTTAGGGACAAAACGACGGAAAATCTCATTTACATCTCCCCCCAAGTTACCAATTGATAAATTCCAAAATGCTCTTTGCATTGATGTCATATCAGTAGAATCTGCAATTACTGGTTGCGAGCCGAACTGACCAAATAAACTTTGAGTGGTAAATCCATAAAATCCACCCATCTCTGTTATGTTTGAATACAAGTTTCCACTAAGCTGTGTAAGTTCAGTCGGACTCATTACATATCGATTATCCATAGCCATACTTGGCTCTTCATATCCAAATAAAGTAGAGCCAGGTGCTCCAGCTAGTCCCTTTTCTTTAATGCGCTCATTTAATGACCTTAGTTGCTTTCGATTAACAATTGCAGTTTCTACATTACCTGACGATGTTACATACGCAGCATATGTCTGACTTGATGGCATTTCACTTGTTCTTTGAAATTGAATACTATTATCCAACATAGATGCTTCACTCGTAATTACAGGTTTGCTACTATTAATTGTTTCATCTATAAATAAAGGCATAGGTGTATCAATTGCTCTATCTGCAGCTAAGTTTCCTTCTTCATCTATGTACTCTGTATTATCTTGATTAAAGTCAATTGGATAAAGTTCATTATTCATTGTTGGAGCATACACACCGCTACCCGAACCAAGTAAGTCCCAATATTTTTCATGCATTCTTTGAGGAGGTTTCAAAAAGAAAGAAGCTACATTATTTAAAACTGGACCGATTAAAGGAAACTCTTCTATTTCTGAGAATCCGCCAGTTATCATGTAAGGTCTATCATAATAATGTTTCTTTTCATAATGATAAGGGTCCGTAATAAAATGTCTTATTGGAGCAAATGGATTCGTAGGGGTTGGATACCAAGTATTTGCAAAATATTCTTCCCTAGAGCCATACAATGTATCAGAGAATTTTACATCGGCAATAGTCTCTCTTACCCAGTTGGGTTTAAAGTATTCTATCTTACCCCCTGTAAAGGGTGTATTGCCCATCTCCCAAAATCGGCCTTTTCTTACGGCTACTTCTCCATCTTCATAAAACTTTCTCGTTTCTTCTGCAGTATCATTTAAGTCTAGGAATTGTCCCACTAATGGGAATTCTGTAATTTGTTCTCCGCCAGGAAATAAATTACCAAAATGTTTTGCCCAATCTGTAATTCCTAATGCGTCTCTTACTTCTGCTGCTCCCACTGCACCTGACGCATAGAAGTTTGCTAACTTATCTTCGAATTGAAATCCTAAAAATCTATCTGACTCTGTATTTAAATAATCCCATGTTTCTACAGCACCAAATACAGGAGCTATTCTTCTAAATACCAAGTTTAAAAAGATTTGACTTGCAGACCCTAGATTCTGATTTGATAATCCAAAGCCGACTTGATTTAATGTTGAATTTAATCGCTCAAAAAAACCATAAGGAAACAAAGTTGCGGTTGTTACGTTTTCTAGAGAATCTCTGCCTGCACTAAATTGCTTAAAATATTCAGTAGCAGATTCCGAATCTTTTAATCCTCTATAATTTCTCATGACAATCCACGGTGTATTTCCACCAAAAGATTGTTCAAGTGGCATCTTGTAAGAGTTTTTAACATCATACGGCCTAAATATTCTATGCATTACTTGACCGATATAGGATGGCCACGTTGTAGGGTCAATACTAGGTGCTTCAATTCCTTGACCAAAGTTCCACGATACATCTCGACCAATCGGCTCATCTTGAAATCCTAAATCAAGAAACTGTCCTATTTCCCACTTTATTTTTCCCCAAGTGTCTTTTGGTTTTGCATATCTAGAAACGCTTACTCCAGCCAAGTTTCTTATATATCTTGCAATAGGTCCTGATTCACCAGGAACTAATCTAACATTGTCCATTATTGGTTTTTCTAAATTAGTAATATCAAATAGATTTCCGTCAATAAATACGTGCGCATTTTGTGTTGGATTTATATCTTTTGTAACAATGGGATTTATCATGCCTTTTTCAAGTATTGCATAAGTAGGCGGTCTATTTTCTTTGCTAAATCGATTTAAATAAAACATACGAAGCGGATTAATTTTAACAAATGGAATCGCAAATTCATCCGACATAATATCTAGCGTTGAAGAAAAATCTTCTGAGAAATCTCTTAAGTCCATGACTTGTTTTGTTTTTGGATTAAAAAATACACTTTCGTCATAAACTTTATTTTCAATATCTGTTACTGTTTTAAATTGATTAATTGCTCTTTGTATAAAGCCTTTTTCTTCTTCGCCCAATTCTTTTAACTGTAGTATTTCTGATACTTTTGCATTTCGATATCCTAGTTCTTTTACTTTTTGAGCTTGTTCGTTTTCAATAAATTGATTTTTATTTGCAATGGATTCATTGAATTTTTTCTCTACTGAACGAATCCATCTTTCTTTTGCCATGTTTTCTTCAATAGGTCCGCCTTCAACAATCTTATTCGGATAATAAATTGCTTTTTGTTCATTCGTCATCAAGTCCCATTGGTCATCTAACTTTGAAATGACTTTTTCTTTTTCTCTAATTAAGTTCATTAACGAACTTTGGCTAGAAGTAGAAAGAACTTCGTTTTGCGTTTTTAGTACCTTTTTCTCATGACTCCTCAATGCCCTACTCATATGCTCAGATAACCGTTCTAACTTATGTGTCATCGTGGCATTATGAGCAAACTTTTCATTTGACCAGTTCCTTAAACCTTCGCTCATTGCACTTAACTTTGTTTTTCTATAGCCACCTAGCATCTGTATAGCATTCTGCATGAGCGGACGCAATAAACCCTTCTTATAAGCAAAATAACCGCCAGCAGCTAATCCTGCAGCGGTTAATGCTCGGGTAAATGGCGAAGGCTCACGCTCTGGATGGTCTCTAAGATACTCTCTATAGAACTCTCTGTCCGAGCCTCTGTCAGCCATTACTTGTACACCCTCTTCCAATACTCAGTCCCTGCAATAAATGGAACCTCTACAAATTGCTTTGATTTTAAAATGAATTGTGAGTATTCCAGCATTGGGTCTTTTCCTTGTTTTCGCATTTCTATACCAAGCTCTTTAAATGATGGAGGCTCTACTTCTTCCTCTGATTCATCTGAATTAAACTCTTCTTCTTTAAACTCGATTGGGTAGCCCATGATATTTTTCAATATCCATTCTGCCTTAGCTGCATTTCGCATAAAGCGACTTACATTCCATTCCATCATATCTTCTTCTGATAGATGTGTGAATACCGCTTGAACCATCGCTTCTGCTTGCTTTTCAAACGTACCCATTTGGTCTCTATAATATTTAAAGTATTCATTTGCCTTTTGAGTCTTACCGAATCCGGATTCATTTAATATTGTTTCTGCTATTGTAGATAAAATTCCTGCCCCAATATTTTTACAATCAATATCCGTGGGATTAATAATACATATTCTGCAGATAATTTCATAACTAACATCTTTATCATCAGATAGAAAAACAAGCTCAGCATATTCTTTTCTTGTTAGTAAGCGAAAAATATATTCACTATCTTCAATGATAATTGAATAAATCTCTCCATACTGAGCTTTTGCTTTTAATAAAAACTTTTGAGGCGAATCCATTTGTTACACCGCCCTTAATTTATTTTACAGAGGTGTAACACTAACTTTTCTAGTGAATCCGCTTTTCTGCATAATTTGTTCTGCAAGCATTGATGGAACTCCGCCAGCTTGATTGACCATATCTTCGTAACAATATCCATAAGGAAATAGTACGCAGATTTCGCAAATCATTTCTTCTCGCATTAATTCATTTGTATTTGGTGTACTCATAATTTGCTTATACTCAAATCGGTTTAATGGGCGCCAAATAAAAATATCATCTTCAATATTTGTGCTATATACTTTTGTAAATTGTTTTTTCCATCCGATAATCTCTGATTGCAACGGTCCACCGTCAAAAATCTCCGAGTCATAATAACCTTGCTTATTTACTTCTGGTCTTTCTTCTCTATTTTTTCCGCTCTCTTGTTCTCTCTCCACTGCATCTTGCTTAAGTTTTTGATACTTGGCAACAGATGAATTTTGACTCTCAAACCCGTTGTTAAAAGAGTTTTCAAAATTATTATCGAATTGATTTTGCATATTAATTTCTCCTCATATGTTTATTTAATCTATATCTCTAGCAACAAATGTATAAGCTTCTTCTATTGGTTGACCTGATACATCTACAATTTGTGTAACTCCAGTGATTTGTACATTTTTAATACTTCGACTTGTTGTATTAAAATTTGTAACATTTTCATTCAATTTTGTGACCATTTCATTGCCTTGGTTTAATCGTATAACATTTTCTGCAATTGGTCCATACACAATGTAGATATCGAATCCGCTTTTTCTTAAAATTGTTCCGTTTCTTTCTTTGTTATAAAAGAACGTGTCATCATCATTTTCTCTACTTTCTTGACCCCATATATTAGACTCTAATTCTGCAACCCTACTTTCAAATAATTTATCTGGACTTTGAGTAGGTGATTTTAAAGTTATTGTTTCTAGCTCTTTAACTGTAATTGTTGGAGATATCGCTTCAAGTGTTTGACTTCCAATAATTCCAGTGGTTTGTATATTATTATCTAACTGAAATGCTTTTACTGCTAGCATCGTCCCTAAGTCGTAAACTCCATTAACTTCTAAGCCTGTTTGCAGAAGTTGCTTTGCTTGCGGACTGACCCATCTCCCCTTTGAGTTGTCCATAATTTTTGCTTGTTCTAATAGATACTTTAATGCGTTCATTACATCGTTATTATATAGAGTTCGACCATTTACTACTGTAAATGGTTTTTGTTTTATTATCTTTTTTAACAACGGTATTTCTTTTAATCTTGAAATAAACTCTCTGTCTTGAGTAATTGCTTGTCTGTATTTTTTGTCATCTTTTCCTTCTCCAAGATAAACTGTTTTTTCACCATATCTTCTCATTGTAATCCAATGATTTGATTGAACATCATTTTTTTTAATAACTGAACTTGATATTAAATTTGTTTTACTTTCTTCAAGATTTGTTTTCCAATTATTATATTGCTTTTTTTGCAATCCGTATCCCAGTTTTATTAATCTTTCCTGAAGTTCTTTTACCTCCTCTGCGCTATTTTCAGATTCCATACTTAAAGGTATTTTCCATTTGTATATATCTTTTTCTTTTCTTTCAGTAACTCTTTCTTCAGTTAAGTCTCCATAATCTCTTCTTACGGCATCTTCTACTGCATCTTCTATTCCGCTTGTAAATTTATTTACTGCATCATCTGACGATATCTGAATTAATCTAGGCGCAATTGTACTTTGATTTTCTGCTAATGTTTCTAGTACAACATTGATATATTGAGCTTCCTTAAATGCGATTCTAAATTCCCCTTGTATCATTCTACTTCCTCTTGCAACCGCATCCCAAGTATATGAGCCATAACCAAATATAGGCTTAATTGTTTCTTGTAAGCTATACGAAAGTCCTGTTACTTCATCTATAAATATATCATTAAAATAAATAGAAACATCTGAGCCCGTAAAGTATTCTTCTGGGAAGTACTGATACTCTGTTTGAGACTTTGTATATAATGCTTGTTTTATTTCTTCAATTTCGGCCATAGTAAATCCACCTTTATTTATTTACTGTAAATTTAAAAGTAACAATTGCTTTAGGCATTTCTTTTATGTTTACACCAGTAACATTAAAGCTAGATTGTTCAATTGATGCCATTAATGATATTTCAATTGTTGTATAAGGAGTAAAATCTACTTCTTTTCTTTTTACAATCTTGTCAAGAATATTTAATATTGTACTATCCTTAATCACATCAGCAGTATAATAACTTGATATAGTTGCTTTAGAATTTAAAATTGGATGAGGGAATTTATTTGATAAATCAAAGTCTACATAATAACTCATTTTATTTGATTTTGACTTTTCTTTTGTATTTACTAAGAAACAATCTCTAAAACTTGAAGTAACATAAGTATTCTTATAAGCGTTGTTTGCAGGAGAAAGATAGTCTTGTACAACTACAACTTGGTAATTTTTTTTATCAGTTTTTGCTGGTTTAAATAAAGCTATTAATCTCCAATTTATTTCGAAAGATGAATTTAAAGGCATTCCCGTAACTTTAATTCTTGGCATTTCATCGTAGTTAGTTAAACCCTTTTTTGTCAGAGTTTTATTCGCTACGCCAGAGTAGTTGTCTTTTTCAATTCTTATTTTAATATCACTAGTTTTTGTTAGCTTTAATGTCTCTTGTATAATTTTATTATTTTCTTTGCTTCTAATATCTAAAGATTCATTTAATGTCTGATAAGTTACTGCATCAATTACAACTTGAAATATTTTATTTACACCAATATCTATATTAGAAAATTGAACAACTCCATTCTTATCTGTTTTTCCTGAACCATTTTTAATTGTTTTTCCATTTAATTTTAGGGCTACTGTTGCACCCTTTATTTTTGTACCTGATTTATCTTGTACTGTTAATTTAATAACAACAAGTTTTTTAGTACTCGTTGTTGGCGGAGTTATGTTTCCTGGGTTTGTCTTTGGACTATTTACTATTGAATTACCCTGGTTTTGATTTGTTTGATTTGCAGGAGCTTCTGAACTAGCAGGCTTAGCAGGTTGAGCAGGTTGAGTAGGCTTAGGAGTCTCAACAGGCTTTGTCGCCTCGACTGGAGTACTCGGCTGACTACTATTAGATGAAGTTGAATTCTTTGCTGGCTCTGAAGGCTTACTTGGCTGATTCGTTACTGCTGGCTTCTGCACTGTTTTTTTAGGCGTTTCAATAAAATTACTTAAAATCTCATCTTTAGCTCTGAATTTAACAGAAGAGACACCGCTTATACCTTCGTTTTCTTTTAAGTGCCTTATATCTCTTGCGATAAACGTAAGAACATTTTCTGTAAACATATCTTCTACTGAAATCGTCATTGTTTCATCTACAAATGTCGCTCCGTATATTGTCATTGATGCTGTTTGTCCATATTCATTTCCATAAGAAATATTAATATCAAATGGCGGAAGCTGGTCTGGTCTTAAATAATTTAAATCGTTTAAGTAAGGAACATTTGCCTTTAAATCATGAATGAATGATTGATTAATCACAGTAAAGATAATTGTTCCTGCATATGTAATTCCGCCTCTAGCATATCCTTTTGAAGATTGTCTTCCAATTGTTCTTATTTGAGCTAATTGCCTATAAGTAGAATACGTTACTGTTGATGCTGTACCTACTACAATCGCAGAACTATTTGGAAATACTAAGCTAATGACTGCATCTGAACCTGAAAAAGAAGAAGTCCTTTTTAGCTGATTGATATTTTTTATAGGCTGAGTTGGTGTTGAAGAATTAGTTATATTTATCTTTTGTGGCAATTCACTCATCGTTTGATTTGCAATTTGTTTTCCTGGGTCATATTTATTCCCCAGTGAATCTTGCCACTTTTGTTTTTCTTGCTTGTATCTTTGTACTGCTAATCCCAATCCATTTCCAAGTGAATTAATAAATAATTCTTGTTCTGGAGTAAATTCTAGATATAAAGCTGCATTGTATGCTAAATCTTGAGCAAACTCTCTTATGTAATATAAATCATCATTATCTAATAATGTTTTATCTAATAAATGTTCTGGATTAACCAATGTATCTGATAGTGCTGATGCTAGAGCTTCATTTTGTTCTCTATTTAAACTGTTACCTTTTACTAGATTTTCTAAGTTATATGCAGTACTAGTTAAAAACTTCATTTGCTGTTCTGTAAATACTTTTTGCCAAGGCTGATAATTATATAAAGCAACTGTTTTTACTGTATCTAAATCATAAGCGTACATAGGGTCTAACCCTCTAATAAATTGCTCTTCTGTTTCACTTAATCTTGAAGTTCTTGACTTTAGCTTTTCATTTAAATCTTTTGCAAACTTTTTAATTTTATTTCTTTGTTCTTGACTTAGATTTTTAAATTTTAATTGGTCGGGATTTGCTAATTCCAAATTTAATTGGGTATTTAAATAAATCGCAACATCAGTAGGGAGCTCAAATCGAACATTATCAATATTCATTAAGCTAGATGTATAACCAAGTAACTGATTTCTTGAGCTGTCAGGCAATAAAACATTTTTATTTACATATATAAATTCTTTTCCTACTTCTTTTTCAAGGATTTTATCTTCATATATTCCCTTATCAATAATATCAGTAAATTTCTTTAATCTTTCTGATGTTATTTTATCTAGTTCATGACTATACTGAGGAGCGCCAGCTTTTACTACACTCTCTTCCTGATTTGAGAGTGGATATGCGTTTGAAAGTTTCTCTAAAATATCCATAAGAAACTGATTATCATCAGGCTCTCCAGGCTCTCCAAATACAACATCATAAATATATTTATACACATTAAATGGCAGCATTAACTTTTCATCTAACAATGGAGAACAACTCCTTATCTCTATATACCTTTACTAATAATATATCATGAATAGTACTTATTTTTTACAATAAAAATAAAGACCCAGATGATTAATCATCTGGGTCTCCTTATAAATATAAAATTATTTTGCGTCAGTTCCTTTTACATTTCCTTGTGTATCGCGATAGTATACGCCAGCAATGATTGGCGAAATACGACGAGCAATATAAGTCATTTGACGCTCCATAACGATTGTATCTACTGATACGCCTGAACCTTCATTCAAAACATCTAGGTCATAGATTTTTTGGAATGCAGCTTGACCATACTCATTAGCAAAAGTAAGAGTGACATCAAATGGAGGCAATTGGTCGATATAAAGAATATTATCTTTATTAATTTTTCCAAATCCATATGGCTCTTGACCCAGCGCAGTACCTACGGCTACATCCTTTCCGTCAGCTCCTTTTGTGAATCCTGAGCCGTATTTTCCAAAATCTCCGGAGGTTGTATCGTCCCACTCTGTTAAGCTTAATAGACTACTGAAATCTTCGCTGAAGTTATATCCTGTTGCAGCACTTGTTGGAAGATTTCCTTTAGCCGTATATTGATTAGGCCAAGAAGTAATTGTTTCTTTTACTTCTTCCATCAAAGCATCGCGATTAAATACCGCAAATACTAAGCTTCCGGCAATACCGCGCTTACCACGGGAGAATGAACGCGGGTCTGGTGAACCGAAAGTATATACAGGAGCTTTTTCACGTTGAATAGCCCATGAAATTTGCTGAAGCTCTCCAATGACTTTACTACCAAAAGATACGATTAAGTCTGCGCCTGAAAAGCTCGTAAATGTCTTTAATGTTTCAATTGACATATTTTTCCCTCCTATTAACTATATTATTCATTACAGACTCGGGCGGAGGCTGATAACTGTTGTAATTTGACGTAACTCCATAGCAGGTACGATAGTCAATTCAACTTGAGCTTGACCTACTAATTGCATTTGAGGAGTAGCGATAATATTAAACGTGTAATTCATAATCTCGCCCTGCTCTCTTAAAACACCTAAGCGCTTTTCAATTGCAGCAGATAAAGCATTCCGTTGTGCAACTTCGTTCGGCTCACCAATGAATGGGTCTGCAACTTCACGAACTTGGTCAACTACATCTTTAACAATACGCATTGTTGAAAGTCGACGATAATCTGATGTTCCTTGAGCAGCGGTTACTCCGTCAACTACAACTACTTCAGCGCCATTATTTTTAGTTTTCAATGTAACATAACGAGCATTTGTTAATTGGTCTAATTGACTGCTCGATAAGTTATAACGAAGACCTAAAATTCCAGGAACTCTTTTATTTGTAGTAGCTGATTGAGCTCTCATTGTTGTAAGCATTGCTGCGTAAACAGAAGCCGCTGAATCAGAGTAGATGCCAAAACGGTTTGAACCAAACAATACATCTGGACCAGCTAATACTGAAATGTATCGACCCAAATCAATTCGGTTTCCATCGGAATCTTTTAATTCATTACCAGCTTTATCTCTCATGAAGAAATCTAAGCCTTTGCTTAATGAATCATTTACTTTTGTTTTGATTGTAGCTAAGCTTGTATCTTCAACCGGAGTCATACCAATAACTCCAAGAGTTGTTTTATTGCGATAAGTCATTACCGCACAAGCAAGTGACAACTGATAAGCAAATGATTTGTATTTACCAGCAAGTACGCTGTCTGCATATACGCCAACTGGAACAACGAAATCTACACTGTAGTTCTCTAAGTTCTCATAAGCTTTTTGCAATGCTGTGTAAGCTTGCTCTTTTGTTAATCGAGTGCTGTCAGCCCCACCAGTTAATGCAGTAGCTGCTTGGATTGTTAAATCCGAAGTTTCTACATCTGAATAACGAGTGTTTACTTTTGCAACAACAACGTTATTTAATGCGTTATTATTAATTGCATTTTTCAATAAGTCGAAAGTTGGGTAATCTAAGCTCGAGAATTCCATTGGCGCTTCATTTACGCTTGTATTCTGCTTGCTAGTTGGTTTTGTAATAACAACTTTTTTACCGATAACAACGCTTGATGTATTTACGATTTCTTGAACTGCTACAGTAGTTTCATTGTAAACAGAACCAGCATAAACCGATTCAAATTCAATTACGCTATCTTCGGAAGCAGTATTTGTATACGTATAAGAAATCTCAAGGATTGAGTTTAAATCAACGTATCCTGGTTTTAAAACAAATTTCGGAGCTTCTTCATCTGTTGCATCAATTTCAAATGCTTCAGAGTTAACAATTACTCCATTTGCATACAATTCAATTGAATAATCGTTATCTTCGTTAATAGCTGGGATGTACTCAATTGCATACTCTGCGTTTGAGCCATTTGCATCAAATGAATCAGTTACAGCAGTACCGTCTGTTTTTGTATATGTGATGTATACTTTTGAGTTTGATTTCACTGAGTTTGCATCAATTGCAACAACAGCCTTTGTACTTGTATCATCATCGCCGTTTGTTACTTCATAACTATTTGAGCTAACAATGATGCGGTCAGCTTGGATTTGAACTGAGTTTACTTGAATTTCATTGCTACTCAAAGTAAATGTATCAGCATCATTACCAGGCGCTGAGCCTAAGATTTCGCTATTCGATTTTTCTGTTGTAAAGCTGATAGAAGAAGCTTTGATTGAGCTAGTTGCTTTATCTCCAGAGATACGAACTAAACGAATATCGCGGCATCCTGCAGTATATGCTTGCTCAAATGCTTTAACCAAAGTTGAACCATTTGAAGTACCATTTGGGTTTACTGCGCGTCCAAAAACAGTTTCTACAGTCGCAGCATCAACTGCTACTGGCTCGCCTACAGGTCCATCTACAGCAGTTCCTAAGAATACAATGCTTTGAGTTTGCGGCGGATTTGGGTCATTACGAAGGACTAAGCCACCATCTTTAAATTCGGCAAGTACCCCTGGTAAACTAGGGTACAAATTAAACGGATTTGTTGCCATTTATATTCCTCCTTAAATTCAATCCTATGCTAATTAATTATCTTTATAATTCTGGTTAAACAATCTTAAAAAATCTGCCGCTTCTGAGGTGGGATGCGATTCCAGATTCCCAGATTGATGTTGCACAAAAGCCTTTGTATGAATATCTTGTATTTCTGCGGATTTAATAATTTCAATCCGCTGTATGCGGACTAAGTATCGCAAAGTGCGGTGGGGTAGCTCTTGGCGATTCTCAGTTGATACTTCAGGTCGTAGCTCACTTATAAAGGTAATATCAGATATACCCAACTTCTTAAAGTATCCTGTATAAGTCAGCATAAAAAACTCGAATTTTCTTTTCCACTCTTTTGCTTCGAGTTTTGTATTCCCATATATATGAAATTCACCTAAACAATCGAACCATTCGGTAAGTTCTGTTTGATATTGTTTAGGATTATCTGGGTCCAAATATTGTTTCATTTGTCGCGGTTTTCGACCATCTGATAATTTATCGGTATGCTTTCTGGAAATTAAATCATACATAATTGCTGGTAGCTCTAATGATTCCGATAGATTTTGTGTTCCCTCTTGCTCAATAAATCTGCAATCAGAATGAATACTGTCCCATAATTCTTTGACAATAAGCATAAAATCATCAAAATCGTTAATATTTCCATCAGCATGAAGTTCATTACCGTGCATATAATTCATTGTAACATTCCTCTTTTATTATGTAAGACTTAATTGAGCTTGAGTTGCTACATATTCAATCATATTCTTAGTTAGCAAATCTACTTTAATAATTCCAGAACTACTATTTTTATCATACTCTAAATTATATCTGTAGTCTATTAGTAGTCCTTGATTTTTTAGCTCTTTTAATGTAGAATCTATAAGTTTTTCTAGAATATTATTATTGATTAAAGGCTGAATTGATTCGCCTTTATAGATGTCTACAGTTCTATTTAACTCATTCATTGCAATCTGCACTTGTCTTACATTGACGATATAATGCATTGCATCTGATGATATCGCTGCAGTTACTCCATTAGAAACAACAATTCCATTTCTTACAGATACCCTAGGGCAAACAACTCCAAGATTTGCAAAATGAATTACTTCTTGATTATCAATATCATACGAAAATTCCCCAGTCATCGGTATGACTTTATTTGTAGTCGTATTTTGATAACCCATAGATGCTATCATTGCCCCGTAACAAGAATTCCATGGAAATCTATATTCTGTTGGAAGGCCTTTATTGTATGTGATATCTCCTAATACAATTGTAATATATTTTCCCTCGTCAATATATCCATCTACATCTTGATATGTTAAGTCGTATCTTGACTGTAGCGGAGTTGAATTTACCCAGTCAACTAAGTAATTTGAATTCGTTAACTCAGATAAATCATCTATGAGACTCATTGATAAAACCCCATGTGTCATAACTCCAGCGTTTAATTGATTTTTACAAAAACGAATCAACTGACCATGAAAGGTTACAAACTGATTATTGTTTTCTGAATCTAATAAAGATAAATAATCTCTATCTCCAGTGTATGTATATGAGCCATAATAATTTATATTGTTAGCTATTCCTTCATGGAAGTCATCAAAGAAAGCTTCCAGTGGAATGACGATATTGACTTGAAAACCATTTAGTAATTCATAGCTTTCTTCGAGCTTTAAAAATAAATCATTTTTAGAAAGAATTAATCCGTCTTCTCCATTTTCTAAAAATGATTTATTATTTGCATTCATACCGATTAAATCTAAAATTAAATAATCCTGATTTGATGTAGAAGCTTTAATATAATTTTTATTGATATATGAATCTGTATTAATTATTTTCACAAGTTCATTTACTGTTGTTAGATTAGATAAATTATATGCGATACTTTCTTTATTTAATGCTTCTGGAAAATATATTTTTAGATAATAATTATTATCTAATCCTTCTTCGATAATAAAATAAATATCATTATATATATCTCCACCATAAATTGATTCTATCTTAATTATAGAATCTAAAACATCCATCTCTTCTTCATCAATTATCTCAGTTACTACTCCTACTAAAGACGCGCTAGCTTTAGACCCGCTTATTCTCATTAAATAAATTGGCAGTTGATTATTTACTTCGTAAGCTTGTTTAAATCCTTTATATAAATTTCCTTCTTCTCCGAAGATAGTTAGTGCCATATCTAAATTTGAAATTAGTGTAGGTTCTAATACGGGTCCATTTGCAGATACACCAAGTATGACAATTGTTTGGTTTAGATTTTGAGTTAAAGCTGGAGAAGTTAATTTAGGTAACTCATAAATCGGCTGCATAATGGTATCCCCTTTTATTATTCAAATTCATAATTCGCTATTCCGTTTAGGCTTCTGATAAATATTTTTCGATGTTGGGTCCTTATTGTCTCTGCTCTTGCGCTTGCTACAAAGTATTCAATTCTCCCATTCATCGCTCGCTCTTGATAGACGTCATTAATTTTATAAGTTCTAATTAAATGAGTCGGTTTATTTTCGTTTTCTTTATCCCATCCTACATGATAAATATAATCATCAATTGCAGGATGAGCATCATGCCTAAAGAATACAGTTAAAGCATCAATCCATGACCTTCCAGATACATCGACCAAAGATAAGTTTGGTCTTGTTATTGCTTGAATTGCTGGGTCATTTCTTACACGATGCCTTTCAACTACTGACACCCATCCGGTACCTATGCATGAAGTACAACTTGGCTTTGATTCTTGATTAATTTCGCTCCAACATCTGCATCTAATTTTTCTACTCGTTCGCTGAAGCAATACATAATGCCCATAATTATCTAAAAGCTTTTTAACTTCTTTTCTTAAATCAATCACTAGAATCCCACCCTTGTATTTAATGGGTAAGGGAAGTTTGTTAATGCTCTTGTTGCGCCAGTCATTGTCGGAACTACGCTTAAGTTAGCTCCCCATCTATCGGCTTCTGCTTTTAATGTTTTTAAAATATTACCTAGGTCTGGCACTTGTCTTTGCTTTGTAATTTGTAACTGACCTAAGTTTGTTGTTTCCATTGTAGGTTCTGTTCCTACTGTAATTAATAAGTTACGAATCAAATCGTATTCTGTTCGATAACGTACATACTGAGACTTAACATATAGTTCATCTAATTCACCAGTGACTGTAGCTCCTGCATCGATTATCGCTTGAATTTCAGTACTGTTCTGCCATATTTGAAAATTGATTTTGTCATCAGGTATATCTGATAAAATCTGAGGAAAATCATTTCTAATAATTCGAACAGTAGAATACATTGGAGAATACTCAGACGTAAAAGACCATTCCTGACTGTATTCGCCTAATTTGAATGTAACAAAATATCTTTTATTATTTTCTAGAAACGTATTATTTGTTATTTTTGGTTCATAAATAAGTATGGGATTGAGCATATCAAATCACATCCCTCTAAGTAATTTCTCTACACGTAATTTTATCTCCAGATAAAAGTGGGGTTAAAAACCGAATTACATTTGAATCGACTTCAATGTAATCATCTAAATTCCTTTGAAGCACTCCATTTAAAAATACCTGCAAGGAATTCATCTCTGGGTTATAAGCGTTATCTAAAAAGAAGTCAGTCTGATTATTAACTGCTTCAAATTCTGTATGTCTAATCGTTACATTAATTGTTTGAGAAGTTGTTTGTACTTTTCTTAATTCGAGCATATTAACCGCCTCCAACGACGATTTCTAGGAAAAACTTATTTTCTTCAATTCCAATTTCTAATGGCTCTCTTTTATTTACTCTTAGCCAAAAATCGATTGTTTGACCAGGTATTAAATTAAAAATTGTAATTGAGCTTTGATAAATATCTGGTCTTCCACCAATGTCTTCTGCAACTTCTACTAAGTCATATCCTGGATAATCGAAATATTGCTTGGACTTAATCAATGAATTGACAAAGATAGATTCTGTTGAGTTTTTTAATGTAAATTTTACTTCTCTTTGATTATTTATTAACGATTCAATTCGATAAAAATCGGATGGTTGAAATTTTTCATTACCCTTCCATAACTCGACTTGATATCCTAGGTTCCATATATCTCCGCCGCATAACAAAGCTCCGCTTATTGAATCAATGAATCGATTACTCGGACTAATTAGCTCTATTGTTTTATCTTCTATTGTTAAACTTTCTAGATTTATTTTCATAAAGCTAGTTGCCTCTGGGCAAATTTCTGTTCGAACAATTTCTCCATCAGCATTTTTTACATTCACTTTCATACCTGGAATTGCATTTAAAAATGTTAAATTCATATCTCTATAAATTTTAATTTTAGATACTTCAAAGTCGCTATTTTCTTCACTGCCATCTGTATAATAAACAATACCTGCTTTTGTGATTTCGCCAATACCAGTTTTTGAAATAAAGTCCCATGCCCCAGTTGTACGAAGCCCGTAAGCTGATATGATATTTTTTGATTTTACGATTCTAAGACCTGAATAGTAATTACCAATCTGGTCCTTTTTATTGATGAGTTCAATAAAATCTTGATTACTTTTATATAAAATAATTCCGCCTGTTTCTGTCCCAGTTGGAATATAGTCTTGTTGAATTTCAATTACATAACTTTCTTCAGGCATATCTTTTAAAAACAAGTGGGGAAGTGAATTATCCCCACTTGTGTTTTCATTGTGTATCCTTAAAATACCTGATTCATTTTCTTCTTGTGGAATAACAATTTCATATTCAGCATTGGATGGTGAGATGATGAAATTGGAATTAAATCGAGTATCGGTAAAATCATCGATATAAATTAATCCATTTTTTACTTTATTAAAGTAAGACAACAATCTCACCCCTGATAAATTATACTAAGCGTACATAAGATGCTACATCTACTTGTCTAAAGATACGAACATTTGCCATACCGATTAAAGAACCTACAAGGCTTAGTTTTTCAATCGCACTATCTAAGCTGTTATGCATTGAATCGATTAGCCACGGCTCTCCTCTTACTTGCGCAACATCTGGGTCTGCATCGGTCATTGGCTCAGTTAAAGAAAGTTTACCGAAGTTACCTGCAACGAGTGCTTTCGGATACCAAAGAGTTGCACCTTTTTCAGTTCCTTCTGGCGTTACCGTAGCTCCTCCAGTTTGACCGAGAATTGGTCGATTTGCGGTTGGGTGAATTGGTCTTACCATTAAGTAATAACGTACAACGTTAGCCATTTTTATCTTCCTTTCTTAAGTCCATAATTTTCTTTGCATAAATGATTCGCTACCCTTAATCTTATTTAAATGATGGTCTTTATAATATTTAAATATTTTATCAAGTAGCATTTCTACTTTTCTTATTCCTAAGAAGGAGTTATTATCTACACACTCTGTTGTCGCTCCTTCATAAACAACTCCTGTAATTCCTATATTATAAATCTGAACACTTGCATCTCCAATATATTCGATGTGATAAAGATGAATGCCTCTTTCGACAAAGAAAATTTGCTCTTTAATTACTCCTACTGCCGAAATAGATGAAATCTTTTTCTTATCAATATAAAGATTTACAACACCACTTTTTCCTTCTTGGTTCGCAATAATGAAAGAAAAAGAAAAATATCCATCGATAAAGTTTTCTTTTATAAAAATGAATTCTTTTTTATTTATAACTGGTGTTTCTTCATCTTCGTTGTTATCTTGAATCTGTTCATCAGTTGGAGGTTCAATAACTTCATTGCTGTTATAAACTAATTTTAATATATCTTGAAAGTTACCCATAGTAGTAAAACTATTTAAATAGAAAAATTTATCCTTTTCTATTCGGATAACCTCATCATTTATTAAATATTTTTCAGTAAAAAATTCATTGTTATTTAAATTAGTAATTTGATTAATATCATTTATATTAAATTCAATGTTTTTTACAAATATATTTGATAATACTTGAATATTTTCTGTTTGCTCAAAATCATCGTTAATTAAATTATCATTTGATAAATTAAAATCTTTTATCTCTATTGAATTTCTATATAATTTTAGGCTTATAGTTTTATTTTCAGGAATTTGGTAACCATTATTATTAGATAAACATAAAAAAAATGAATATCGATACATGTTCTTAATAAAAATTCTTTGAGTTTCTTTATCAACTTCTTCAACTCTTTCTAGATATGCATAATTATTTTCATCGATTTCATAATAATAATTTGTACTGTATTTTGAATCTTTTTTTTCATTTTTATAGCTTACTTTTTCAACAAATTTTCCGTCTTTAAATACAATCAAATGAATATCTAGATATTTTAATGCATTAACTTTTGGGTAAACTAATTCATAAGTAAAATCATAATCTTTTGATACAACTTCTAGTTTTTCTTCTTCTTGAAATGGAGGTATTATAATTTCTTCCGGTAACTGATTTGGGATATCGATATAATTTCTTACTTCATATGAAATATAATTTCTTCTTAAAATAAATGTACTATATGCAACCAGCGTTGATTCTGCATACCATCTGCAAAATCTAAATATTCTTTTGTATTCATCGTTCCACTTATTTTCTGATTCTAGATATTCTTTTAATAAATCAAGAACATAAACAAGTGCCTCGTCGCTGTACATTCCTCCGAGTTTATAAAAATCTTTTTTATAAACTTTATGTATCATAAGTATTACATCATAAAAAGCTTCTAGTGTTACTTGGACTTCTTTTATCCCTATATCTTTTGTCTCTGGATAGAATTGATTTTTAGGGTATAGTACCTTTATTGAAGGTTTTCCTAAATCTTGACCTGGTAATATATGATAAGGAATACCTTCAGAATCTAGCGTAAATCCCTCGTAATCGAATACTTCTGAGGGAACGGATAAATAGTCGTACTTACCTGCTTTGTCGTTGTCCCAAGCTTCTAATGCTTCATTAAAGTCTCTTTCTTTTGAGAACTCAAACTGAATTGAAACAACCTCTATAAGGGACACTACTTTATCTTTTTTATTTAAATAAAATGTATTATGTGGCGTAAATCCTTTAATTATTTTATTTAAATAAAAAACTTCATCTAATGCCTCAATATTAGTAGCTTCTGAGTTTGCTGTTATACTTACAGGGAATTCACTCACATCAAGAGATTGTTTTGTGATTTGATACTTACTAAGGCTATTGTCTAAAATTGCTTTTGATTCATTTTTAAATCCAATTTCTTTTTGTTTATACTGGATTGTTTTTCTTTCAATTTGAATAGCTGTCTCTAATCTTTGGTTGAAGTTATAAAATGTTTTTTGATTTTGTATTGATAAATAATTTAACTCATCAATAATTCCGTTGATGTTGTATCTTTCTCCTGCAATGTTTACATCCTTATTTAAAATTCCATCTAAATCATTTGTAACTCCATTATAATAAAGGTCTAGATGTAATCCTGTAATTTCATTTCTTTCTGATAAAGGACTTTTAGTTACCTTTATTGAATTTAATGGTCTATTTAATATTGAAAGATAGTATTTTAAATTTTTTACTCCAATTAAATCATCTCTTTCCGATTCATAAAAATCTTCAGATAGATTTCCTTGTCTAATTGGTTGAACACTTAAAATATTATTTTCACTAAATAAATTAAATTCTTTTACAGGGGTTGCGTACAGGTTGTAAAAATCTTTTATTAAGCCTTCTTTTACTACTGATGGCAGCATCGTAATATCTTCATTTTTTATTGAAAGAAATCTTTTTTCATCTTTTCTATGTAGATTAACTCTATCTAATTTATAACTGTGTTTATAACTAAGATAATTAAATGTATATAAATTTGACCTTATTCCATTTCGCTTAAATTCTTGCTTTGATAGAAATTCAGGATGCAACTTTGCAGAATTTCGACTTGACTCGTAAGCTGCAATTTTATGGTCTATATTGGTTGCAAATAATCTTGACTCTACCTTAAGCTGCTTTGATTTTAATTCCTCAATTGAGTAAGGAATTCTTTGTGCAGAAAAAATCTTATTCAAATAAGGTTTTAATTCATGAATCTTTTCTGCATAAATAAATTTATGATTAATTCTTGAATTAAAATCATTTACACCTTTAAAAGATATTCTAAAGGAATTATCAATATCAATAGATGTCCTTTCAAAAGACATCTTGAATGCGTGATTATAAATAATGGCTAAGGGGCTGCTAACAGTCCCCTCAGCCATTAAACTACTATCTCCTAATTCCTTATCGCCATTTTCGTCTTCGATAATTTCAAATTCGATACTTTGAAAATTAGGAAGGCTAGTAAAAATGTCGAAACCCATCGCGTATTGATAGATTGGCATTTTAATCGCCTACTTTAAGATTTTTTAATTGCGATACCAACACTTGAGTTTGGCGATGATTTTAAGAATGAGAAAGGAGCATTAATTCTAAAGAATTTATAAGACTCTTCCTCAGGAGTTCCTTTATTAATTACTAAATCATCTAAATGTACAATTGAAGGCGCCTCAGCAACCAATACGTTATTCATAATTCCTCTGTATCCATCGTAAGAATGAACGATATATACAGGGCTTAAATGGAACTTATTTGTCCAACGAGATGGGCTAAATACTTCTTTACGCATGAACTCATCTTGAGTAACAAAAGATGCACTATGCTTTTGGAAGTAAGTCCCTGAGCGGGTTTTATACATGGAAATATCGTTAACACCAGTCCCAGTATTTTCCCCGAATGAAGTTGGAAGATTAATCTTGATAATATTATTTGTATTTGTAATCTTATCGCGCTCTACTCCAGCTTCTACTCCCCAGTTATTATTCGGAGCTTTTTTATCCATGTTTTGCGAATAATCGTTGGAACCGCGATAGTAGATTCCTTGGTCGAGCTCACTTGGTGTTAGTTCTTTTTCTAGGTACCAGTCATCTTGCGTTGCATAAGTATATTTTGCATTACTAATTTCTGTAGATGGTTGGGCGGCATTTGCTGTTCCATTAATTCTAGTCTGAATTGTTCGCTTTGAGTAGATTAATATTTTTTCTGCGCTTTTTGGAATGTCTCTAATCTCTAATGTAAATTGTCTATAGTTTACATCAGGTCTTGGATATCCCATTACTCCTGTTTTTTGACCATCGCTAGTCCAATTTCCACCAGAATTAGGTATTATTCTTCCCGATTCATATGATTCTGTTTTTAGTTGAGCAGGATAAACGACTGTATAGCTTAAATCAATTGGTGTACAAGCCGCCGTTGAAGATGTCTCATTTTTATAAGCCACTCGATAAGAAACTTTATGAACGAACTCCACTGTATTAGTAGACGATACATTTAAAGGAATTGTCTTATCAGCACCAGTAGGGTCTTTATATTTCCACATAAATAGTGGACTACCTTCGCTTGCTTCTGCAGGAATACCCTTGACTGGCTCTCTTTGCGGATTTCCAATAACTTTAGGTGGGTTATTTAAAGAGTTTGGATTTGCCCAACATGGAACAGTTGAAGAACTTGTTGTAATTGCAAAGTTTCCATCAACATCTGGAACTGCATCACCAGTTGCATCTTCAAATGCATTTAATCGTCCAATATAAGCAAATGAAATTAAATAATCATCAAAGTTAAATGTAGGGTCACCCATCAATACCATAGCAACATTATCGTTTGTGATATTCATCCAATATTGAAGCTGGATACCCTGTTGCTTTGTAATACCTGCTAATTTAATTGGTATAAATTCTACACCTTGAGAATAGTCTGTGGTATCTGTGTCAAAGTCTAAAGTATCGCGAAGAACCTCTTTAAAATCGGTATACCAAGACATTTTTGATACTACAGAAATATTAGCGTCTGCTCTTGGAGTATCGTATTTATAATCATATTTATCAAATACTCTCATATTAAAATGAAAGTCATTTGGAACCTCTGTAGTTGTTCCGTAATAACGAACAACATTAAAGTCTTCTGGATTGATTAAGTATTCTGGTCTTTCAATTTCTAAAAACATTGTCAGACTTTCCTGCGTAACATTTGTATCTGGAATTAATTGATTTTGATACTCTTCTGGAATTTCTACTGCAGTAGTTGTTGTTTTAAGAACAATCTTTCCAAAAGCTCTAACATTTTGAAGTGAATTTGCAAGAGCTGGGCTATGTAAGTAGTTATAATTAATTACATAACTAATATTATCTCCAGTTTCTAACTGACTCACAAAAGTAACGAATCCTTGCTCATAATTAATTGTATATTGTTGTATTTCTTCTTCATTAAACTCTGGCAATAAGATATACTGCTCACTTCCGCCATCGCCAACTTCTTTTTTGTAAATACTAATTGAGATTTTAGGGTCCCAATTTGTTTGACTAGCAATATAGGAATTAGCTACCAAATCTCCACTTTCATCAAGCTCAAGAGTGTCATACTCAATATTTGTAGAGATATAAGGGGAAGGGTATATAATCTCCCAGTTTTTACCCGGAATAGGCACCCCGCTTTCATTGCGATTTGCCATAGTAAATATCTTTGCAAAATCTGATAAAGCTCTATTGGATGTTGTTGTTCCTTCAATCCAAGCCATTTATTTGCACTCCTTTACTAAACTTCTATTAAAAATCGAAGGTCAAACCATACTGTTTTTGCTTCCGCGCCTTCGTTATAAAATTCTAACTTTATTATATCATTTGGGCTTACCTTATAAACAGTAAAAAGTGTAGTGCCCATATTAATATGTTGTGGAATTTCTTTTGTGTATATGCTATCAAACAAAAGTGTATCGTTAACAAGTAAATTCCAGTAGTCATCTCCATTATAACCTGAACATGCGATAGCGACATCAATTAATTCTAAGTTTGATGTCGCTTGATAAGTTGCCTCATATTTTCCCGCGATAGGCGGAATTACCATTCTAAACCCTTTTGTATAAGGCCTAGTATAAGAAGGAATAATATGATTTGGAAAGTCTACATCAACACTGAAGCCATTAATTGTTTCAATTTCTTTTATTTTATCAATTACTACTACTCTATCTAAAGTACCAGCTTTTATATTATTAATTTCATTAATTGTATTTACCGTTTCAACTGTTGTTACTTTTTCTACTTCTGTTATTTTTAAAATTTCATCAATTAATTCTACTTGATTTAACATACCGCCTTGAAGTTCTTTTAGAACATCAATAATTCCACTTTGTATTTCTTTTATTTTATCTAACGAACCGCCTGTAGAATATATCGGATTAAATGCCATTTACATCATTCCTTTAGCTAGTACTGCTAGTTATAGGCGTTAAATTATATATTATTCTACTGATATTTGTATTTGCATTATACTGAACATCTACGGAGGCTATTATTAATTGCTCCATATTTGCTTCATTATAGTCTTCTTCAATTCCTAACATTGAGATACTTAATGCTTGATTAATATCTGAAGCACTATGTTGACCTGGCACTTCTATCATGATTTTATTTAATCTCAAAGAAACATTACTTTGATTTTCTTTCGGCAAGAAGTCAATGTTGCTTGTATTTGTTATTAAATTAGGTCCTTCATTCTCGCTAGGCATTCCGCTCTCTGGAGAGAAGCTGAATGGAGGGTCGGGAGGTAATGTATCTTCCTCTGCCACAACACCTTGATTAGATATGTTTTTATAGAATGAAAAAATTTCACTCCATGGACCTTCTACGCTTAATAACTCGTAACCTTTTAAATATCTAAAAGATATATGAATAACATAAGGAACAACATTTCCGTTAATATCATGAATTACTGGAGTAATATTTTTTCGATAATAAATGATTCCATTAACTTCATCAATTACATAATCAAAAGTCTTTCTTAAAACACCATCATTATCTTTTATGTATATATCTTCGCCAACGATATCTTTTTTATTTAATTGAATTTCATAATTTATCGTACTATAGTCTCCAGCAGGTACTGTAACTTGCATAGGAACTTGAGGAGAATATTGAGGAGTCTTTACTTCTTTAACACCTCGAACCCTCCAATAATACGCTTTGTCCTGAGTAAATGGATAAGATGGTTTAATTGTTTGACCAACTGTTAAAAAAGCTTTATAACTACTCCAATCATCGGGCCACAAAACATTATTAAATGTTCTAGAATCCGATATCTGTATCTGATAGTAATTTGCCGAATTTACCGGACTCCAATTAAATTCAACTAAATTATTAGCTAGATTAGGAACAATTGTTTCATCTTGTGGCAATGTTAATAATGGCTTAGAAAGTGCGGCAAAATTAGCAACAGTAAAAGTAAAATGATAGTCCCCCATCATATAATCCTTTGTTGCGCTTCTAATTCCTAACTTTCTTTCATTTGATAAATCATCGCCAATAACTGTTACTTTTACAATTTGCAAAGATGAAAATGGATTTTTAGGAGTGAATATAATAACAGGCTTATCTTTCAAAGCCATCTTAATTCTATCTTCTTTCTTTGAAGGATAATTAATTGTACCTTCAATTTTTGTTCCATTTTCATCTTGTACAATTACACTATTCTGAATCGATTTAACATCTAAATCGATATTAAAATAGATTCGGATACTATCCTTTGTACTTACGTTTGTCTGATAATTTCTAGGATACGTCTCAATCACTTGTGGATTGAGTGGCGTTGCGAAACTCATTTACAACACCTGCTTTTTATTTATATTTCTTTTTGCTTTTATAATTATATTTATTTTGTTGTACAGGAGTTCCATCCTCAGATACTTCTGATTCTTCCGAAGAAACTTCTTCAGCATCTTCTTCGTTTATGGATACTTCTTCTACTTCTACTGGAATTTCTGATTTTAAATTAACTTGAATATTAACTTTATCTGCTTGTACTTCACTTTTATCTACTAATACATTTTTATTTACATCGATTAATGTTCCGTATTTAATTGCTCGAATAACATTTGGAGTGACTTCATAGCTTTCAGGCAACACAACATATGGATGCATTGGATTATGAAGATGAATTCCGTCTACACGAATTGCTACTTGTTTCGGATTTAACAGAAGAACTTTTGGCTTACTCATATTTTCACCTCAAATAATTTTTATAGCATAAACGGGTAGATAAAATGATTTTACCTACCCGTCTTTTATCTAGCTATATTTATATATTTTTATTAAATTAATCTTGAATCATTCGAACTGCATTTGGTTTTGCATATGTCGGAGCAAGAGCAATATTTTTAGCAACTGCAACCCCGCGACCTTCATTTAAGATACCTACTCCATAACGCTCTTTCATTTTCATGTTCATGATATCACGAGCTGGCTCTGTAAAACGCTCTGTACTTAACTCTTCTTTTAAAAGAAGAACACCGACATTATTACGGTCAACAATGTACATGTCATAAAGTTTTTTAACTTTATCGAAAGGAATAAATGGCGACAATTGAACATTAAATGCAAATGGTAAACGTCCTTGAATTGCTGCAGTTCCCATTGTCATTGATGTTGGTTGATTTGTAGCCGGATACATTGATTGAGGCGTTAAATTCAAGCCATTTACAAGCTCTGTGCGAGCAAATGCTGTCCAAGTCAATGGATGCATAAGGATATCAGTCGGAGTTAACTCATTAGCCATAACAGCAATGATTAAATCCAAGAAATCTTCTGCAGACAATGTATCATTACGATTATAATCTGGACCAAGTCCTGATGTGTGAGCTTTTTCATTTGTTGAATGATTATCAAATACAGTATGACCATAACGGCTCATGTTATAGAACATTTTTTGTTCTTTATGGCGAGCCATTGCGCGACCTGCTTCACGAATCATCATTGCAACGATATCCCATTGAGCGTCTTGGATTAACTCATCAGTGAAACGGAGACGAAGTCCTGATTTACCAACGCGAACTTCTGTCCCTGCTTCGTGAGTTTGCCAGTCGATAGTGTCTTCTGGAATCTCTTGACCTTCGGCTACATCGTAAGCTCGCATTACTCCGATACTCGGAAATTGCATTGTATTTCCTTGTCCGTTAAAACGGATTGTTTGGAAGAACTGGCTAGCGATATACAATGGCTCTGCTGCTTCGCGCATAGCGCCGATAATTGTACGTGGAATTAATACAGTAGCAGATGGACTTGCTAACATCTCTGCAAATGATACCTTTACATCAGTATCTCCCGATAATGCACGACCTAAGTTTTCAGCAAGTGTAACGTCTGCTTCTGTTAATTTATATTTAAGCTTTTCAGCTTCTGTGAATTGAATGCTCATATTCATACTTCCTCCTAAGCAATATATAATCCTATAAATTTTAAAATATAATTAGAGTTTCAATAAGATGCGAGCTGCACCAACTGCGCCATTATAGTTCCATCCGGAAGGAGTTCCATAGAACTTAGCTTTGAATGTTACTGTTAATGTTTTTGAGCTAGCGATATTTTTCTTAAACGTTAAGATTCCTTTTGTATAATCTAACGCAAAGTCGGTATCTTCTGTTAAATCAGCAGAGCCATCATTTACAGTAACAGTTCCTGCAACGATATCTTGCCAGTAGCTCGTAGTTCCTTCTAAGTTAATTTTAACTGGGCTAGTAGCATAGTTACCAGCAGCAACAGTAATTGTTACGCTTTGAGCCGCTTGATAAGCAGTATCAGCTTTCAATCCACCGTCAGTTAATCCAGCAATACCTTGAACTTCATTTGGAGTAGTGAAAGCATTCCAGTATCCAGGAGCCCCTACAAATCCAAATGTTCTAGCGTCTTCGCCATAACGACCTGATTCGTCGTAAGGGAATCCACCAGTAATTGGGTCTGTGTACCCAGCAGTATTTTTTGTAATCGCATTGTCCATTTTACGAGCAGTTTCATCCCACATAGCCCATTTCAGCCAGCCCCAAGGCTCTTGGTTTTCGTCAGTTGCTAAGACTTGACCAACGATTAGGTGAGCTGAATCTGTTCCTGCAATCCATTTTGTTAATTGACCTTTGTTATCTACGCCAGAAACTTTTACATAGTCTCCAGCTTTTAAGCTGGATGCATGCCATGCTGCGCCATATTTAATTGAAGCAGCATTTGTCGCAGCACCACTACCTAGGAATAAAGGCAACTCTACATAGTCACGAGTAATGATTGCAGGTTGATTACCATATAAAAAGTTATTGTAGTGTTTTGAGAAGTTATAAGGAGCCATACCAATTGCATTAGATTTTGCTGCAACAGCACCATCTGCAATTGTAATAGTGTTCACTTTTTTACCTGTTTCATCATCAGTTACATGCTCACCAACAGTAACAATCATACCTTTAGAAATAACAACATCTTTTTCTGCAGGAGTTGCGTAGTTGGATTGAAATAAAACTGATAATGTCGGGTCTGTTACCCACTTCTCAGCAGGGGACATACCGCCTGATACGATTAATTTTGTATTTGAACGGCTACCAGCCTGAATAGAAGCCCGTCCTTCTCTTTCGAATAAAGCCATGAAAATTCATCCTCTCTTATTCATTACAAATTATTTTTTGCGCATCATAAATTCTTTTAGACGATTTGCTAAATCTTCAATTGTGATTTCTTGCTTATCTTCAGATGAAGTAGATTCTACGATGTTTCCTTCTTCATCTTCGATTGTATGGTTAGAAGAATTAATTACTAATGAAGGATTAGAAACTTTTGCTGATTGTCTAATCTCTCCAAACTTAGAAACTAAATCTTCGATTTCTTTTTGAATTACTTTTGTAGGAACTTTTGTGTACTCAGAAATAATAGAATCTCTTGAAACTTCGCCAGAAGTTTTTAAATCTGCAAGACGCTCAACTAATGTTTTATGCACAAGTTTAGCAAGTGTAATGCTCTTTGTTTTAAATGAATCTTTTTCTTCTTTCAACTGATTCATCTCTTGCTCTTGTTCTTGCAATTTATTTTCTGCTTGTTGCTTCTCTTCTTTTAAAAGATTAACTTCAGCAGTCAAAGTGTTGTTTGATTCTTGAAGAGTTTTAATACTTTCTTCAAGAGCTAAATTATTAGATTCTAATAATGATAGCTTATCTTCTGAAGATGATTCTTTTACTTCTTCTTCATCTGTAGTTTCTTCTTCATTTGGCTCTTGCTCTTCTTCTTTTATTAGCTCGCCATCGCCATCTTCTAAAGATGTGTCTACATTTGATTCTTGAAGTAATTTATCTACATCAGATAAAACATTCTCTTCTAACTGCTCATCTGGGTTAGTCATATCTTCATTACTCCTTTCTGCGTTATCTTCAACAGATTGTCGAATGTCAATGACTTGAGCATTTGAATCTGCGGGAACGTTGACCCAAGAAACTTCATCAAATTCCATTTCACCTATAATCCAGTAAGCTTCTTTACCGTCATATGACTTTCCTTTTCGGTGTCCGCAAAATCCTTCTTGTACAATATTCTTTGCACAAACTGAACAAACAGCTTTTTTAGCAGAACCACCAATACTCATTGTCATATAACGTTTATCTAAAACTTTTTGAATTGTTTTTTCATCGTTAATACTTAATTCTAATTGAATTGCTTGGGTTCCAGGATTTAGAACAGAGTTTTTAAATTCTGCTTTAATTACCCGACCCACTGGCTCTCCATGAGTATTATGATGAGTTAACACAGGCTTTGGATAAGGTTTAGTCCATGAATCAACGCTAGATTGAAGACTATCAGCAGGGTAAAAGGTTTTATTCTTTGTAAGACCTGCATGGATTGCCTCTACTGTTACAAGAAGCTTACTAGGGTTTCCTTTATCTTTACCTTCTTGCAGGCTCAGTGATTCTTCTAAATCAACTGAACTTACTTTAAAAGTTTCTTCAATTCGACCTTTTAATAAGCTATCGGTTACATTATCCAACGTTATTCACCTTCTTCAAGGTAGTTCATGTAAGCTTTATTACTTGTCTCTTCAAATTTATCATAAAAGACTTCAAAGATTGCGTTAATACTTTCTTGTGTATCTAGCAACTTTAAATCTTCTTTTAATGTATTTAAGATAGTTATCTTTAAATTCATCATATGATAAGAAATTGATTTATCAATTAAATTTAATTGATTTGGAGATAAGTAACTTTGAGTTAATTCTTTTATTTTATTTTCGCTATATAAAATTATATCAGATAATTCACTGGTAATATTATATTTTTCTTTAAAATATTTATCAATTAATTCGTTTATTGATTTATTTAATTCAATGTACTCTTCTTCTACTTTTGCTATATAAGGTTCAACCGATGCAGTCTGTCTACTAGGTCTTTGAGTATTTCCTGGTCTTGGTGTTGATTGATTTCTAGGCTGAGTTCGATTATTAGTGTCTTCTGTATTTGTAGATGACTGACCCTTTGTTTGAAGAGCAACTGGTATGCTTACCATGTTCATAAACATTTTTGCTCTATCTGTAATTGGGTCGCGACCAAGCATTAATCTCATTTCATCTTCTGTAATGGCATTGTGCTCATATTGAAAGATTGCATGATTTTCTGCTTTTATTTTTGAATCTACATTAATTTCTTTAAATCGGAAATGAACAGAGTCATTGGGGTTCAAAACAGGGTCAATGCCAAACTCCATTAATAATTCTTTCATAACAAAGTCATTAACGAAGATTTCCATGACACGCTGGAATGCTTTTACCCTATCAGCAAATTCACTAGATAAGTTATCTCCAGTGGAACGATTTGCCGTATCGCCTCTACCCATCATCAATTCAGAAACACCTAGTCCAGTAAATACGCGTTGTTCGAAGTATTTCAGATAAGGTTGAGCATTAATAACTTGATTTGTAGCTACCGGAATAATTGAAATTCTTTCAGATGTAACTGCTCCAGCTTCTAAGTCAAGATTCTCAATCTCACTTTTTACTTTAGCAATCTCTGCATCAGACGCTCCCAATCCTTCTTCAGGTAAACCTACTTTTACATGTATATAAGGAAATAAATTTCGGTAAATAATTTTTAATACGTTTTCTTCTGCTTGCCTTAAAGCCCGAATATCATCTAATACTGGTAAAAGAAACGGAGTACCAAATGCATTTCCTTTTTCTCTTTTGTAATAGATATGAATGACATCTTCGGGTTTAAATCTTACTGCCTTATCTTGACCATCTACTTCTTGCTGCCAACCTTTGACTGTTCCAAACTTATCTCTACGAATAGATAAAGTTGTAACATTAACAGGAAAGTATCCGCCAATTGGAAGATTTCCTCCAAGTCCTTGAACTTTGATTCCAGGAGGAAGTGAGTTAGGGTCATCAACTCTAGATTTTACAACAACAGAATTTCCGTACTTTACTAAGTCTTCGGCCATTTCAATAAATAACTGGTCCGTTGGAATCTGTGTTACTTCTGCCATCATTGATAAACGCAATCGGATGTATTCAACTGTACTTGGATTCTTCCCGATAATATCCCAACCAGATTTAAACATCATTTCTATGTATTTATCTACTGCTTGGCGTATATACGACTCGGTATTAATTCCATTTGTTATCTGAGTTAAATCAAACTCAGGTGCAATAAAATCTCTTGCTTCAAAATTAAAGGCGAGTCCGATTTTACGTAAAACTCCTTGAATTGGGTCACGCTTCAAGCTCTTTCCCCCACCAGTACTCGGAGCTTCAGCGAATCGACCTAGCCAAGTATAAAATCGGTCAAAGACTCCCATATAATCGCCTCGCTTTGATACAGCTTTATATTTGAACTAGACAAACCTACTTTTGTCCCTCTCCACCCTCTATTAAACATTCACCTCTAAATGTTTAATAACCTCAGTGTGTCTAGAATTTTTCTTATTTCTTTAAACCAATTTTATCTGCTAGTAAGGATAAAATACTTGCCATTTGTGCTCTTGTCAAAGGTGCGTCAGGATTAAAGTTACCGTTTGTATCACCCTTCATTAAGCCAAGTTCTTTTACTTTATCAATACTATTAGCAGCCCAGTGCGTCGGAGGAATATCAGGAAAATATTTAGACATCTCTTCTTGGACCTCCTTTAATGTAACATTTTGTTTTGGATTTTTCATATCATTGTAATAGTCTTTTACTTCTTTTTTAAAATCTTCCCACATTTTTTCTGAATTCGCAACTCCAAAAAATTCTTTGGCAGCTTCATCGTATACAAAATATCTTGGGCAGTCTTTTCCTGTAATATCATAATGGCGAGCTAAATCTTTATCTGGATTTAATTTATTATCAAATAATAATTTAGCACATAGCCAGGCGGATGCTTTTAATGCTTCTTTAAAGTTTCCATCTTGATTTACGCAGGTTTCAACACCAATTGTATTCGCGTTCGGATAACTACCAAAATAAGATGTTTTGTATTGCTTAGCTCCAACGTGATAAGCCATTTCATCGTCTGGAACAATTCTTAATATTGTCTTGTCATCTACAAAATAATGGGCTGAAGCATAACGTTCTGGATTACTAAAGTATCGATAATGAGCCATTGCATCTGCTTTTTTACCCATATTCGCAGTCCAGTGAATAATGATGCCTTTTACGCTTTTTAATTTTGTTCCTGGTCTTGATTTTTCATTTATTCCGATTAGTAATTCTTTAATTTCATAACTCATTTTTTTTCACCTTTTTCGTATGAAGATGGAGATTTAATTGATATGTATTGTTTTTTCATTTGGCTAATGTAATCGACGATATCAACATACCATTCATACTGAGACCAATTTAATGTGAAGTGGTCATCTTCTTTTTTATTCTTATAGACTGTGATAATGGACTTTTTAAATAAATCAATCACCGTGCATATGTAGTATTCATTGACTTGATGCCTTAATAATACTCTAATTACCTGAGAATTATTATTATGTGCTTCAATTACTTTCCCATAATATATTGATTTTAACACATCTTCAGGCTCTACATTTCTTTCTTTCATTCTAATTTGTGCATAATCTGTAAAATCAAAAGTATTTAACTTGTTTATTTCTGACCTTAAATAATGAAGTTCTTTTGGGGACATTTGAGTGTAGTGTTTACGTCTATTCATAAAGCTATACCAATATTAAATTAGAGATTACATTCATAAAAATAATCTCCCCTTTTCTAAATAAAGAAGAGACAATAGATTTTTTTAATTTTATCTCTATTATCTCTTCTTCTATACACATCTAATTCTTTTATTAAATAACAAAATCCTCTGTCCCACTGAAATTATTTATATTTATCCTTAAATCATTCATTGCAGAAGTTGCTTTTGACTTTACTGATTCAATCCATGTCTCTGCTACTTCTTCTGCATTTCCTTCATATTGAGAATCTATAAAACTAATTGTAAATGGAAATTGACTTTTTATTTTTCGATTCATCGGTTGCAAAGTTGCGATTGTTTCATTTTGAGCATTTTTAATTTCTCCGCCTAAGTTAATGCTTGGTTCATTAAATAACTCAAATAAAGAGAGGTCATCTTCTGAAAAGCTGGACGTTGTAACTTGAACTGTGTAAACATTTCTTACTAGCGTTTTCACGAATGATAAATTCATTATTAACACCACCAATAATTGATACCTTTTTATTAAAGGTATTAAAAATCTATAGCGGTAAAATAAATCATAAAAAATTTACATCCTATTTTAATATTACATCAAATGTTAACAAATCGGCAATATTTATTTACTCTTGATGCTTTTTATTCCCATTTGGAGTAAATGGACACTTGGTAACCCATCCTGATTTTTCATAACTTTCTTTTCTTGCTCTTAGATGGCAAGTATCTTTTAAATCGCAATACATACATTTAATCTTAACTTCTCTGTATGTATTATTTTTTTTCATTAATCTTGTTGGTTCAAATTCATGTTTTTTCATTTATTGGCTCCCTCCGCTAAGAAAAAATAATTATAAAAACCCCCTGGGAAAGGGGAGATATCCCAGGGGGTTTCATTATTTTATTACATTATTTCAAATTAAGCAGTTTCGTTAACTACCCATTTGATGATGATTACATCTCCAGCAGCCAAAGTCTCAGGGTCAAAGTCTACACGATTTCCATGAGTTAAGCTGTTAGTAGTTGAAACTTCTGCATAGTGGATGCCTTCAGCTTGGAGTACACCGTTGACATAAACGTCTAAAGTATCGTCGCCCAATTGGAACAACTCTCCATTAGGAAGGTCTACAGTTGTTTCTCCGCCAGTAGCAGTGAATACATATTTTTTATGAACGTGGATTTTCGTACCTTGTTTCAAAGTACCATTTTCGTTGATAGCTACGTCTAAGCGAGCATCAACTGAACCCATTGTTCCACGAGCATTTGTTACTTCTGTTTCTAAATCGTCGATATCAGTTTCGATATCATCTAAGCGAGCGTCAACCGAAGCAAAAGTGCTGCGAGCAGTTTCTACTTCTGATTTAACAGCTTCATAACGAGTTTCGCCAGCTTCTAAACGAGCATCTAACGAAGCGTGAGCAGAACCAGCGCCAGTTGGACCAAAGAAGGAAGATGTACGACCATCTACAACTTCTTGATGGCTTTCTTGCAATGCGCCTTCAACAGTAGTAGCTGAGAAGATAGAGCCAGCGTCATTAATTCCAACTAATGAAGCGCCTTCGCCAACAGCAGTTGAAGCAAGGTCAGCAAGCGTATCGCCAGTAGCAGCTTGACGGTCAGCGATTTCTTGGTTCAAGTTTGTTACGATTTCAGCCAATGCACCTTCAACAGTTGTAGCAGTAATTAATGAACCGCTATCTTGAATACCAACAGCTCCAGCGCCTTTTCCAGCTCCACCAGTTGTTGCAGCCAAATCATCGCGAATTGCTTGGTCAGCAGTACTGCGAGCAGTAGCTTCATCTGAAACTGCAGTTGCTCTGTCACTGATTTCTGTATTTAAGTTAGTTACGATTTCTTGAAGAGCGCCTTCTACAGTGCTTGCAGTAATCAATGAACCAGCATCGTTAATACCAACTAAGCTAGCACCTTTAGCAACTGAAGTTGAAGCAAGGTCGCTTTTAATTAAATCGTCAGCGTCAGTGCGGTCTTGGATTTCATCAGCAATTGCTGTATCAATGTTATCCAAGCGAGCATCTAAGTTAGCAGCAGCTCCGCGAGCAGTAACAACTTCACTAGCAATCTCAGCTAATGCACCCTCTACAGTTGTAGCGGAGATGTTACCAGCAGTATCTTGAATACCGATAGTAGAAGCACCTTTGTTAGCTGAAGTTGAAGCCAGGTCATCAATTGTTGTTTTGAATTTCTCGTCAGTTGTATTCTCGATATCAACTAAGCGCTCTTCTAAGCTAACGAATGTATCAACTGCGAACAATCCGTTTGTCGAAGCAGCATCGCGCTCATGAGTTGCAGTTACTTCTGCTCCTCCGTTGTTTTCCAACGTATCCAAACGGCTGTCGATACTTACTAATACAGCTTCAACAGTGCTTCCGTCTAAACCTGCATCAGCAGATACGCCAACCAATGTTGCTCCACCAGAGCCATTTGCAGTAGAAGCAAGGTCATTTGTCAAATCAGTTACTGAGTTTTCGATTGCAATAAAACGTGATTCGATAGAAGCATATGCTCCACGAGCAGTGATTACTTCGTCGATGATAGCAGATGCGCGAACTGTTGTGTTAATTACGCCACGAGTTTGAACTAAGATTTCGTCAACCAAGTTGCGAGCTAAGTTTGCATTGCCATCACGGTCTAATGTATAGCTAGGACCATAAACATCTTTAGCTAATTGCAAGATGTTCAAGTGAGCTGAAGTATCAGCTACGCCATCAACAAATTTCTCGTTAGCTGCAAACATTTCGGATACGCTATCCAAGTTAAAGCGTTTAGCATATTGCCAGTCGATATCTACTGCGTCAGTAGTTGTATAAGCTGTTTCATCGCCTGACTCATCTAAGTAGTAGAATTTCAATTCATACTTCGATGAACCAGCGTCATAAGTCATACGACCATAAACATCTGAACGATGAGTTACACTAGAAACTTCCCACTCAGCAACAAGAGGGTCTTGTGAACCAGCTAAGCGCAATGGAACGCGGTTTTTCTCACCAGATGTGATAACGCCTTCACTAGTCGAATCTGAACCAACTGAAGGAGTACTGTTTGGAATTTGACCAGTTCCACTTCCAGTAACGTCGATTTTTGTTACGCCTGAAGCAACTGCAGTTCCATTAACTTGAACAAAGTCAACAACTTTCTTATGGCTGAAAATTTCAGCATAATCAAGTGCCAATTTTGTATGAGCAATTGCTGCGTTTGATGCGATATTAGCATCCATAATTGTGTTGCTAGCGATATTTGAACCCAAGATTGTTGCACTAGCAATCTGCGCGGAACGGATTTTTACGAAACCATTCAATGCCATATACACTTCACTCCCATTTAGTAGTTTTTTTATTTTGCAAAATAAAAAATAGTGACATATCTCTATGTCACTATTGATTTTATCAGTAGAATACACCATAATGAAATATTAAATTTGCCCTACTTTTATACTTATAAGGTTAAAAGGCTTATTTAAACTGAATTTGTTCGATTTTGTATCTATATAGTATGGCTTAATTTCTGTGAATTATAATTTTTTTCTCATTTTTATATAAATCGACCTGGACCAAGCCTTGCGGAGCAGGGGTTAGACCCATCATTTCTGCATACCCTTCAAAATATGTAAGTAAAGAACCGCCAATTATGTAATGTCTTTTCTTTTGTATCAATAAATCATTCTCATCATCTATGATATATCCACTATCCATGTCATGCTGAATCGAGTGAACATGCCCCATAAAATACATATCTGCATCGAGCATAATGTCTCTTTGTCTTCTTACCGCATTTATCCTACCACCAGGTGTTCCTGCAGAACCTCTACCGTGAAAAGTATGTGCCTTATATACTTGGTCTCCAACCAACCACTTATGAAATCCCTGATAACCTAGAAATGGCACTTCAATTCCAGTCTCTTTCGATAGACGTTTTGCAATTAATCGCATTGGGTCTAATCGAATTAATACTGAAGTTCTATATTCATGATTTCCAGGCATCAAACCAAGTATCTTCCCAGCTTTCGCTAATGGCTCTAATAGCGCTGTCATATGCTCAATCTGTTCATCAATATGAACTTCTTCTTCGTATACGCCCATTCCAACTGAAGTTTTTGTTGCATTCTCAATTAAGTCGCCTAAGCCAATCATGTATGTATCAGGTGTACTTAAAATATAATCTAAAAATGCTCTAAACTTTTCTTTATTGCAATTTAGCGAGCCGTAGTGAATATCGTGTACAGGTACAATACTTATTTTATCTGCATCTGTTTCAAATTTATGTTTGGATACTTGCTTCATTTTGATTTCATCTGACATTTGATTAATCTTGTAGAAAGACTCTAGCTCTTGCTTTTCTCTTACAAGTTTATCTATGCCCATTCCTTGTAAGGCCGATTTAACAAGTTCTTCAATGTCTTTAATATTTTCTGCCACAAAATTCACCCCTCGATTTTATATTTCTTTTACCTCATATTGATTAATGAATCTTTGAATTTGTTTTGATTTATTTTTATCTTCATAATCAAAATAATTATTCATATCATTTGTAATCTCATACATTTGTTTGCTTTTCTCTTTTTCAACTAGTTTATTAATATAATTTGTATACTCCATATTTTTTAATTCCATATGCCTATGCAAATCAATAAGTACGGAATCATATTCTTGAAATGCATCTTCAATTACATCTAAGGTCTCTTCTAAAAAATCATTTATTCCGTTTAAAAATAAAGGAGTTTTTAATTCATGCATCCATGATGCAACTTCTCTATTATCATTAATTAAATTATTTATTTTAATTAATTCATTAAAGTAAATTGATTCTTTATCATTTCCGCATAAATGAGTCATTCTGTCTTTAATTACTTCTAATTCATTTTTTAATTTATCAAATTTAATTTCTGATATTTTATTTAACTGAGATAATACATTATTACTTGCAGATGATAGGCCTGTGACTAATGAATCAATATCTGAATTAAAATAATCACTAATTTTTAGATTCAATAATTCAGAGAATTTATCAATAATATCTTCGTATTTATTTAATAATCTAGCAGAAGCTAGATTTAATTCATTTTTATTATTTAGTTGATATACATCTTCACTAACTATTTCATTATTTATAAAATTATTTGCTGTGCTAACTATTTTTCTTGATTCGATATTTTCTAATTTTTTAATTTCCTCATCATCTTCTAAATTAATCTTATCTACCCCAAATAAATCTTTTGCAATAAAATCGCTTATTTGATTTACTCCATCTTTTAATTCCAATAAAATCGGATACACTTCCCCTTTAACATTTCGATTGATATTATTCTTATAGTATTCATCAAATAGTTCTTTTGCTTCTGTATCTTTTTGATAATTACTAAAAGGTTTGTTTTCTAAAGAGAAGTTTGAAAGCGCTTTATCTATATTATTTATCATATTGTTTAAATTTTGCAACAAATCTTTCATTTTATTTACTGTATCGATATAAGGGTAATCTATTTGAGTCTTTATTGCTTCTGGAAATAAAGAATCGAACTTATCTGCCTCTACGTCTGAAGGTATTAAAGCAAAGATTTTTTCTCTAATACTTGGACGATACTCAATATAACTACGCTCTGACTGATTCATTGGCATCTTTAATCACCTCGCTATTTATTATAATAAAAAATCATATCCCATGGGATATGATTAAAAAGTTCTTCTACTTGGTTTTGCTCCTCTACTTGGACCTCTACTAGGTTTATAGCTTGTTGATTTACTATTCATTCTAGAGCCAAGCGATATAATTCCAGAAGTAGTAGTCTTATTGTTTTCAAATGGCTTATCTTCACTTGAACCTATTCTTTTTGCACTACTGTCTGTTAGGTTTTTAAATGCATCTATTTTTGCAATCAGGGATGCATGGCGGACCTTAAACGTATCATTATATTTCATGTTAAATACATGAATTGCTATCATGATACAATCATGTATGTGTTCATTTTTACTTGAGTATACTGGCCTTCCATTCATACCGAGTCTTTCAACTCGATACTCTTCAAATTGCTTAATCGTTTTTCTATCGGAAGGATTAAATGCAAATTGATTTCTCTCAAATAAAAGAACTGTATTATTCACCATAAATGGTTTGATGTCTTTTTTATCTCTAATCTTTGTAATTGGGTCTCTAATTGTTACTTTCTCCGAAAAGTTAATTCGTATTACTTTATGCTGAAGTCCTGATTGAGGATTTTTTTGTCCGTATAGTTTTAATTGCTCAATCTGATACTCTCCATGACCAGCATCAACTGCAATATAATCAAAATTATATATATCATTTAGTTCAATAATTTTTTTAATTGCATTATCATATGTGAACTCATTCCGAGGAATTTCTGCTCGAACGAATGGCGCAAACACACCAAACTCTTCTATATACTGAACGCCGACCATATTTGTATCGTTCTCATATTTCAGTTATGTTACGAAGAGAATCGCTACTTCTCTCCTTCTATAGCTTTCACTATAGCTCAGACTATATCTTGCGCCATAAATTATTTATGGCGACTGAGCGCTTCGAGTCGCTTGACTCTACTCCTATCGGATAGTCGTTGAACCTTCCCCTCATCAGGGCTTGGCTGCGCAATGGGTTTAAAAACCGATTATCCAATCCTAATTATTTTATGAGCATTCACGTTTAGGCTTATCTCATCCTTGCGTTGTAGCTAATTAGGCTCTAAGGACTTTCCCGCAATTCACTCAGTAGGGACATATATTTATTATATTTTCGCTTCAATCTCATATTTTCGTTAGAATCTTTATAAAGCCAATTTAATATATTAATAACGCTTTGTATTTTACTAGTTTGCAGAGATTTTATAGAAGAGTTTTTCATTTGATAAAGAGTTGTTAATTCTGGTAAATACTTTTTTATTTCGAGTAACATATCTTCTCCACCAGCGATTTTAAATGTCCAACAATTTCTACTAACTGTTAAACATCCATCTCCATCAAAATATCCTCTAATAAAATGATGTACTAGACTTTTATCAATTACCGGCATTTTGCACACAATAGATTTTCTTTCAATAACTCCATGATTTATAAGGTCTTTGCACATTTGTGTAGAATTAACTTTTAATAAACAAGCAGAATGGTTTTTAATATTTTTAATTTGAATTTTATAATTTGATTCAATTTCTTTTTGAAAATTATTTAAATGGTCTATGTCATCACTATTTAAATTTATTTGCAGTCTATATGAAAATTTATCAGAACCTTTATATACACATCCATCTGCCATTATAAATCCTAGCCAATATGCTTTTTCTGGAGTATCAATACTATAAAAGTATTTTTCGTTGAAAGAAAACTTTCTTGCTCCTTGCGAGCCGACATTTTGATTAATATCATAGTACTTCATTAAATTATAAACAGTCTTATAATTGACTGAATATAATTCCGCAATTTTATAAGCGCTTTTATATTTATTATAAAGATTTTCTAACTCTTGTTTTGAAGCAAATACCTTCATTTTGCCAGCCATATTATCACCTTCATATTAAGATAATAATATTATATAAGGTATTGTTTGAAAATACAATGATGTTTATCCCAGTCAATTCCGAGTATTCGAGGACCTCTTTTTTCGAATTTATAATCTACATAATCTATGCCCAGTGATTGTCCTAAGTTGACTGCTTTATCTAGATGGCTTTTTAAATATACGCCCCTAGATTCTTCGCCAAACTCAGCCATAACTTCTTGTATATATCTTACTTCGGTTAATTCATCTTTTAATTCATCTAAATAAGTTCTACCCGTATCTTTATTTACCTTTAATAATTCTGGGTTTACAGTAGATGGTGCATAGCATTCTCTCCAACCATTCGTAGGAGCGCCTGTACACCACTTATAGAAGGAGCTACGACGACCTGAGGGTGTTGATGCGGCAATAATTTTAATACGCTCAGGAGCCTCATTACGAATGTTTAAGATGTTAGTAATATCACTATCGTTTAAGTAATCGCACTCATCTAATATGATAAGGTCAGCTCTTTGTCCGCGAGTTGATGCTGCGCCCGTAGAGTTCTTTGTACTTGCTGTTTGTCCTTTAATACTTGTGCCATTATAAAGACTTAATTGGTGATGAACATCTCGCTCAATTGAAGAACGTATTTCTGGAGACATATCGATTAATTGCTGTATCCGTTCAAATATTAAATCGACTTGAGCTTCATAAGGCGCAATAATTAAAATATCATATTGGTTGTTTGGGCCTTTGTTTGGTTGCATCATTGCATGCCACAAGATAGAGATACACATGACTTCCGTTTTCCCGAGACGTCTGCCTAGGCGCATAACTGTTTGTTTTGAATTAACAATAGTATGCAACATCGAGAATTGATAATCTCTTGCATGCCAATCTAAAAAAGCAGCAGCCCAGTTTACTGGATTAATATAAATTTCTATCATCATAATCTCTTCTTGACTAAAACCAAGCACTTCAAGTTCATCTTTCGATTTCCCTTGAAGTGCTTGAGCAATTTCAAACCATTGATTTGATGCCATATTAATTTCCCCTATTTTTATCTTTTAATAATCGCTTGAACCCGATATTTGATTTAGTCCGTATATAGCTCCTGCAGTTGCTCCAATACGAGCAGCACTTTGACCAAATGTTCCGCCAACATAATATTCTCCAACGGCAGTAAGTCCAGACATTGCTCTATCCATTGTATCTAGCTTAACATTTTTCTTTACAAGTTTTCCCCTCCCACTTCTACCAGTCATTTCTTCTTGTAGTTTATTAATTTTATTAGTTGAATCTATATATCCTTGGTCCTGCATTGCTGTATCGCTATATTGTACTTCTCCTTTTTCATTTTTTGTTCCAAACTTTTCAGCTCTTTCTCTTCTTAAGTTTGCAAGAGCTTTTGCGTCTTTTATATTATTATCAATTGCTGTTTGCTGGTCTTCTGTATATCTCTTACCTCTACCGCTTTTCATTTCATTATAAGCTCTTCTTCCAGCTACAGTTGTTCCGCTGAATAAACCGCCTTGTTCCTGTGCCTGCCTAACTACCGAAGATTTATTGGCATCTTTATTTGTAGGATTAGATGTATTTTTTTTTGCTTTTCTGGCTGCTAATCTATTTTTTTCCCTTTGTGCGTGTGGTTGATTTACTTTCGTCCACTCCGCAAGCTCATCTTTAGAAATAGTAGCCCATCCGCTTTTATTATTGGCAGAAACCTGACTACTCGATGTAAGACTCAAACCAGGTGCCAAAGATGAATTAGTGCTAAAATCCTGATTAGTAACTCTACTAGTTCCACTAGATGTTGAAGATAAGTTAACTCTTGAAGCATTATTACTAACCGTAGAATTAATACTACCATTGTCTACTACACTTGCCTCTACATCTATTGGTTCATTGTATCTTTTATTTTTTGGTATATTACCAGAGCCGTAACTAATTATTTCTGGATTATGTACATAAACTTCTGGTAATCTTGCTGAACCCGGACCTATACCTGGAGAATACAAACTTTTAACATCATAATTGGCTGAAGAATATCCCATTTCTTGTATTGGCGTCGGACCCTGAGTAACAGAAAGTTCATTACTCATTTGTTCTACTGCTTTTGATTCCTGTACTGCTTTTGTTTCTTGCGCAACTTTACTGCCCATTCCCTTACCCTTGAGATTAGCTTTTCCTCTAGAGCGTTTATATTTTGGCATCTTTGCCATCTATTTCACCTCTTTAAAATGCACCTCTATGTAATGAGCGAGCTTCATTTCCTAAAGCACTTCTTAGATTTTGTCTACTGCTAGCCATCATCTGAGTCGCTCTTTGACGCATTGTATAGTTTTGTTCAGTATCTTCATACTTCCAACTTGCAAAGTTACCGTATTTACTTTTTAATCTTGACTCCATTAGTTTTTTATCAAATATTCCTGACTCGCCAATTGCTTTTGCGCCCTCGTAACCAATGTCTTTAGCTGCCGCAATCCAAGGAGCAAATTCCCATAATGCAGTATCTAAAGCAGCGTAACCAAATGATACTGCTTTTGATTCATCTGGATTTTCTTCTCTTCGGTATTGATATGTAGATATTCCTTGCCAGCCAGTAAAACCTGCCCAAGCTACTCTACCTACACTTAATCCTCCAGCGCGAACTGAGTTCTGACCTGTTTGATTTGTTACCATTGCCATATTACAGGAATCCTCCTTTTCTTGAATTGTTTAATGCAAACACTAGGTCTCCGCTTGCGCCCATCGTATCAACCGTTCTAGTCGGATTATTCGAACCTGGAGTCATTCCTGCATTATCAAAATAATAATTTGGCTGAATTACATTTGTGTTCTCCAAATTCATTGTGCTATTAATCCCTGCACTTTTACCGCCCATTGCTCCACCGACAACTAGTGAACCCAAAAACACTGGTAAGCCGATTGCAGGGTTTCTTCTTGTTTTCCATAATGCGGTTCCAACGGCTGCGGCAACACCTGCAGCTTCGACTGCCAATGTTCCTGCAACTTGAGCACCAGCAACAGACCCCATGACTGCTCCTCTTGCCAATGGAGCAGCTGCATTATCTGCCAGCTTTAAAAGCCCGACAGAGCCTTTTTCAAGAGCGCTAAGGGTTAGACCGCCAACTCCTTTTGTAAAAGCTCCTGCGCCATAAGAGAGAGGTTTTGTGATGGATGTAGCAATATCTCCAGCAACCCCAAATGTTCCTGCGCTTGCTAACCCCATTCCATATTCTAAACCCGCTCCAGCATAATTCAATACACCCAAACTACTTTGTCCAAAAAATCTTCCTATATTTGCTAGTGAACTTTGGCCTTCTATTCTTTCAACTGACCGTTTAAATTGACTAGTTCCTCTTGCAAATAAACTTTTTGCGTCATTTGTGTAGTCATTATATATTGTGCTAGTTATATTTCCTGAATAAGAATAGTTACCCTTTTCAGCAAAAGCTCCTCCAAAAGCAGCGAGATTATTTCCCGCGTTATACATTACCGAAGTAAATAAACCACCAATCATAAAATCACGCCCTTAAATCTTAAAAGAATGGAACACCCATAATGTCGCGTTCGCCACTTGCATTATAAGTGACCCCACCACCAGATATTCCTCTTACTGCACCAGATGCACCAAAGTAGGCAGCTCCTAGCATTCCGTATTTTATTGCTCTATCTGGACCCTTACCAGCATTCATAAAGTCAACAAAGTTACCTACGTTTCCTGGGCCATACATATCCACGACTCTGCCTTTTCGACCAACCATTTCTTTTTTATATCCGGCGCCTTCATATTTGCCCATTAAAGCATTATCATAGTCTTCATTTAATTTTGTTTTTTCATTTTCGGCATCTTCAATTTGTTTTTGTCTAGCTTTTAATTTATCTCCCTCTAGCCCGTCCATTCCACTTTTTAAGCCATCAATCTTTTTTTGAGCATTTGTAATTTTTCCTTTTTCACCATGAAAAAAATCATTTGCATATTTTCTTGTATCATGTGAAGCTGTCATTTTTGCATATTGGTCCTCTGAATTTGTTCCTTTTGCTACTCGACTAAGCCATGTTCCTTCTGTACCTGTAAACACGTCGTCAAGAACGCCCCATACTTTTTGAAAACTTGAATTACTTCCGATTTTTCCCATCTTAATTCACCTCAATATCCTGATTTTCGACCCATCATCATTGGTCGATTTCTTTTTGTTGAAATCATGCTCTTTGGCTTTGCGACAGGTGACTTAATTGCATTGCCAGCTTTGTTAACCAAGCCATTTAAGAAATGACATCCATTACTCATAATTCTTCCATACCCAGCCATGTTTTACTCCTCCTTGTCTTTAGGAGTTACGTCAATGATTTTACCTTCTTCCTGCAGTCTTCTTACTTTTTGAATTAATTCTGCAGCTCGACTCGAAGGGTCATTTACGGTTAAGATATCAACTTTTTTATCTTTTCTCGTTGAATTCATTTGATTTAATAACTTTATCCGTTCTAATCGTAACTTATTTTTAGCTTCAAAAGCTTTATGTAATTCGGGTCTTGTTAATACATTTCCCCGAGCATCTACGCCTGTTATGACTTCTTCGATAAAATCACCACTAACAGCCAAATAATTGTCAGCTCTTAGCATTAAGATTTCGATATCGATAATATCTTTGATAATCGAATGGTCGACCGTGTCATCGTCTTTAATATCAAATTCTCTGCAATATTTATCAAAGCGCTCTAAGACAGCTCCAACTTCAATTGGACATCTTCCGCCTACGTCTAAGTCATCTTCTTCTATCCAGCAAGTCGCTCGAAATGGACAGCTATTTCCCTGACAAACAATTGGCACTCCTGAATACATTCCATGGCGCATATTATGAAAAGCTCTGGCTTTCCTAACATTCTCTAAAGCTTTTACGCTATTAAAGCCCCAGACAAATGGAATGCCACTTTCCTCAAGTAATCTTTCCACTTCATGATTTTTGTTTTGACTAAAAGGATGCGCCAGTATTTCTTTTTTATCAGTTTGCTTTTTTCCCATTCCGATTCTCCCCTAGATAATAGAAAACGGCTACTGGTCAGCGCTTAATCAGCAAATTGCTCCTAGTTCGCTCCGTAGCCGTATATATTATTATTTTATTGAATATTACTGTAATTGTAAATCAAAAGTAACAAAATCATAAATCCTAATAATAAATTATAAAATAAAATACGGACCATCATGTTGGTTAACTGACGATTTAAATAATACGCGATAATTATGTCCGCAATATTAAATCCAACAAATCCTAAGATAATTCCCATGCAGAATATTACTGCAACCATGAGCAATCACTCCAAGAGATGTATTACACATATGGTTTATGTATTTGGCTTGCTAATTTTTAAATCATCTCTGCATTCTTCGCAATATCTTTTCTTTCTCTCTTTTCTTTTAATCAAAACAACCTTTTTGCAAAATACGCATTGATACTCTTTGTCATTTCGTTCCTGTAAATTTGCAGTAGGAATATTGTATTTAATCCGTGTACGGTTAATTGTTGCACGGGAGCATCCTATAACATCCGCAATTTCTTTATCAGTCAAGCCCTCTTGTTGGCTTAGTCTTGTTATTTCTTTTACTAAAAATGGTAGCATTAGATTACACTTCCCCAAAAAATGAAATTTATCTATTTTTTCATAGATATTTGTAACATCTTTTTACTCTAATAAATTATTCTACTCCACCCTTCTCCACTTTTTCAAATCACCCCTCTCAAAGACTCCGTCTGTATAAGGTTCCATTTTTTACTATTTCTATAATTATACTATTTAGTCATATATTGTTAATAGGCGCAACCCACAGTTATTTGCCTCAATCATGATAAAGCTGTCTGAAGAGCCGTGTTCAACTCACATAAAAAAATACCATCAAAGACCGAGGTTATGTTCCTCCGAAGATTCTGTAACTATGTCTTCGGTCTGTATTTTTCTAGCCTCGTTTTGTATAAGGTTTTAGATTTGTAGATGACAATGTCAATTCTTGCCATTTCAGCTATAAACCTTAGTACTTGAGTATCTTTTTTTATCTTTTAATAGCTAGTAGTTATATATAGTTAGGTAATATATAAGTTATAAATAATAGAACACCTCGCCTAGGCCAATGTGTGACATGACTAATGTTTAATTTGTGAACATTTTGTGTCTAATACTTATACACTATGTATAACCATTGTATAATAATATGGTATTAAAATGGGAATTTTACATATCATATTTTTGATATGAAGTACATACATTGGATTAATTTTATTGTAGCACAGTTTTCTTGTAATTTATTCAAATTGTTTTGAAAACAAATAGAAATATTTTTGTAATTAGTTAGCACAAGTTAGCGCTTACATTTTATTCATGAATTTAATGAGTCATATGTGCGAAGCACATATTTGAATTCTAATCATTTATTGCATCTTATTTTTAAATTCCTTATAGGAATAAAAAATTATACATATATATTTTTGGGACCCTGCCTTTTTATTTAAAGGGGCGGGGTCTTTTTTATTTATTTTTATTTTCTTATAAATAAATTCAAATATTTCATATATATTTTTTGCGGTGCGAAAATCGTTAAGGGGTTGGAAAAAGTATATATATTTTTCTGCGGTGCCAGGCCTATATATTAATGTGAACCACAGCGTTCGATGCCCCACTGGTATTAGACGTTGTGTGCCTCCGCGTCTCAAGGGTAAGAAGCATATACGATACTACTTCGGTAGTTACTCGACAAGTATATGTACCTTAATCACTGTCGTTACCGTCACATGCCAATAAGCTAGATACACTAGATGAGGCAATGAAAGGAGATGTCTCTATGTTGGAGATGTTGTTGTTTGGGTTGTTGTCTGCTTTAGTTGTTATTCTATTGATGCCTGCTGATGTGCAAGCATCTATTCGTCGTGCGCTTGTGTCTGCTGCTCGTCGCTTTGCTGATGTCATTGAGTCGGGTCATGCTCGTGCTGCTAGTCGTCCTGTTACTGAATCCTCTAAAGAAGGTATTACCAAGAAGAATCCTTGGTCTGAGCCAAAGGTAGTATCGGTTGAAAAAGTTGTTGACGTTGATGCCCTTGAGCGTCGCTTTGCTATGATACAAGACCAGCTTGATGCATCGCAAAACCGCTTTCAGTCGTTCTTGTACAATTACCATGGCGATATGGCTCGTGTTGGGGATAAGCTTCAAGAGGTTGATGGATTGGATAGACAATTAGATTCTACACACTCCAGTATCGAATATCTTCGCTCATTAGACCGTAAGCTTGAGCTTAGAGTAATTGCAATTGAGGAATTACTACAATCACCTCGCGAACTTAAGGAAGCTCTTGAAAAGGTTGAAGACCAAGCAACCCAGCTTCGTAAAGAAATTGAACGTCAGAATGCTATCACTGAACAGTTGAAAAAGTTTGAGTACTAAAATCGTTCAGGGTCAGGGGCTTCGGTCTCTGGCCCTTTTATATATAAATCACACTACAAGGAGTTGTTGTTATGTTTGTATTCTTTGGTTTTGTCTTTTCATTCTGCTTGATTGTTGTTCTATTGCAAAAGGCTGGTAAGTACCGTGTATTACGGGTAATCGGTGATGTTCTTCGTGATATCGCTGATAAGGTTGAGGGCGTTACTATTGAGACTCGTGAGATTGATGAGTCCCAAGTTCCATCGAATATTCTTAAGGCTGCTAAGTTAGCGCAGCCAGTCAGCTTAGTAAGTGGTCCTAAAGTATGTGCAGTGTTTGAGTGTGTACTTGATGATGGGTCTGTTACTACGTTAGAGGTTCATGAGTTAGAATCGGTTATTTGGATAACTGAGGTTTATCTCAATGGATTTGGCTTCAAGAAGGTTGCTGAGCGTCCTAGTATCAGCATGCATCGCAAGGTATTCGTTGATGGTAAATGTACTGTCTGCGAGTACTTTCTCCCTCTTTAATCGTTGTTCATGGTGAGAAGCTTACCTAATACTCATCTCCACATGAGTCACTTGGCAAGGGTAAGTACCTAATTCATATTCATTTAATTAAAGGAGATGTTCTTATGTTTAATGTTAAGTTGAATCGCAGAGGTAAGATTGTTCGACTGTTGTTTGTTGTCGCATTGTTCACAATGATTATTACTGGTATTGCGGATAGCTTCTTCAAGGATGCATTTAAGGTAGTGGATTACGAAGAGGTAGTTGTCTCTGATGGAGATACCATCTGGATGTTGTGCAAGAAGTTTAATGGACGAGTAATTGCATCATCGACCGGGGATGTTGGTGAATGTGTTCATCATGTAAGTAAGATGAATCCTGAGCAATCTGATACGTTACGCTCTGGTGATGTTATTAAGATGCCTGTATTGGCTGTTAATGAGTAGTCGTTCAATGACTTGATTTGAATATGGAGAGGGCCTCATAGATGGGGTCTTCTCCTTTTTATTTTCTTCATAATGCAGCCATTGACGGTCACAAGCCCGTATGAGAAATGCAGAGTGGGAAGTCATATCACGGAAAGGAGTTGATGAGGTGCTAAACAACTTGCAGTGCTCCACCATTGCAAGCCTAGCAGTACGGGCGCTACAACGTCGTCAGTCAGAATCGTTTACCAGGAATACCATGCCACTTTTACTGAATTTCTTGGGCATGGAGATGTTCTTAAATTCTTGGTTCCATGGGGACGCCTGTGAATTGCAGTGGACGTGCAATCTAACAAGACGTTACTACTACACGAAAGGAGGTGATTTTTATGTTTGATTGGCTAGCAGAATACGACAAAGGTATCCCCATTGAAGAAAATGAAACATCTAACATCGATGAGTTCCGTATCGCCTACGAATACCAAGACCTCAAAGAAACACTTGGTATCGCTCATCACAACTTCAATCAATCAGAAGAGGCATTTTTATTAGCACTCAAATCTGATGACCTCAGTACCTTTGCCTATCACTACAGACGGTTTTTAGGTTTTAACCGCCAAGCTAGCATCTTTGTCGATGCTTCTGTAGCCATGATGAGACGTAATGCTGAGTTGGGTTATCTTGGGATTGATGAAGACAAAGCATTTAGACGCTATTGGAGATATGCTGGATTTAAGTTTCATAACCAGCAAATCACTGATACGTTTAAGAACTTGCAAGTTACGCCAGTATCTAAACCAGAAGAGAGGAGGGACCTGAACCTAAATGTTCCTGATTTCAAAGAATTCCCGATTGAAATTAGTGCAGCGCACCGTCTCGACCCATATGGGTTCAATACTGACGGATTTGGGCATTTCTATTGATGATTTTATTGTTAATAGAATTGAAATTGTAGAAAGTCGAATTCATGGGTATACAGGTAATCCATCCGAGAGAAGTAGCATTCATATTTATTTATCTCTACCTGTATTGTTCTCAAATTCTTTAATGGCTTTCAAGCCCGTTGCTCGTCGCTTTATTTGCTTCGAATTGGTCAAAGAACTATACCACTACTGGTCTAGTATCAATCGCATTGAATATAACCCAGCTTGGGCTGAATCTTATGCCGAACAGTGGGTCAAGGAAAATCTGTAATACCCGTCCTGAGCATGACGTTAAAAGGCTTCCTCTTCATGAGGACTAAAAAAGGGAGGCAAAACAATGCCAAAATCACCACATGCAAACTGGTCTGTATGGTCATTACTTCACCTTGAAGACAATGATGTCGTATATGGACCAAAAGTCTCAATCGATAAAATTGAGAAAATCGTCAACACCCTGCAACCACCCATCAAGGTGATTGTAAGAGTTGATAATCGCGAGACCATCATCAAAGAAATGGCGTTCAAAGCCAAGGAGTCAGGTTGCGAAATCCATCTCGAAGACAATCGTAATCCCCGACATCCCATTCCCCACATGAACGACGACTGGTCAATGGTCCGTTATCGTGGTGGAGTAATCATTAACGGTAAGCCCGAGACCGTAACACAGGCAATTAATGATGAGATTTATGGCTATAAACAAGACCTCATTGTTAGGTACGATTTAAAGCGTTACATCATTGATGAGGCATTGTATTCCGCCGAGATTCAGCGCAAGTACGATGTCTTATTACTTGAGCCAGTAGCCCGTCACTAAATCCCCCAGCACCCTGACAGATGGTGCTCTATAAATAGTCTGTCCACTTTACTAAAAGGAGATAGTGATATGCAAAAAATCAAAGTTAACTTGCCTGTACAGAGGTCGTACTCAAACATTGTTGGCTTCCAGGTCAAGGGAGTTCCTTACTCGAATCAGCAATGGATTCGTCTCGAGTCTGATAACCCGGAGGGGCTTATTCCGGAAATGAACGTATCGCTTAATGTAGGCCCTGGCATGTCGCTTTACATTGGTCGTAATGACCAGAATGTATACCGCTTTGGTCTTTGGTACGAAGATGAAACCCTTCGCCCAGGGCACGGGGGCTTTTGGTCATCAAACTGCGAGTTTGTTCGGGAACAGACAGGAATTGACCTAGTTCCAATCAGTATTGCAAAACCAGGCGACACGGGAATTGCGGCTTACATGCGAGCAGACATTCTTGCGCTGATATCAATTAAATTTGGCTACAGACTAGTATGGGGTCGCTTTTATTATGATGACCCTCACTGGCATGCAGTTCCGATTGGTCAACCAAATCCTGAAGAACTTCCACCTCAGGAAAAGTGGTGGAAAGATTAATCCCGCCTGACGAGTCCTAAAGGACGAAACCTGTAGCCTTCGGGCTATGGGTCGTGGGATATGATTTACCCACAATTTATACAGAAAGGAAGTGATGGCCATCTGTATCGTAGTGCTCCACCACTACCGCTACAGAAAATCCCCTGCAACACGACCAATCATCAAGACGCTACACACACCCTCTACGTACTCCACGTACACCCTGTCGTCCCGTCGTCAAAGTCAGTTGTCTGTCGTTAACTTTCGCCCATTTAGTGAGTTCATGGGCGAAGAGAGTCACATAAACTCTTGTTTCCATGGCTAGCCGTGTGAGGGTTTATAAACGCTCAAGCTAATCAGCCGTAAGGCAAAACTAAAAGGAGGTATCCCACGATGGATACAAACAAAGACAAAATGATGGCATTCTTGTCATCAATGACCGAAGAGCAAGCTTCAACTTTCATGGCAATGCTTTCGCAACAAGAAGCTCCTGTCACAACTAAACCAATTGAAGTAACATGCGCACCATCAGTTGCACCGTTCTTTGCAGTAATTATTAATGAACCGTGGTTTCATGCAACAATCGATATGTATCCGGTAGCAGGCGGTTGGTCGGAATGGAAGTTTGCTGACCTTGCAAAAGCAAAAATGGCTGAATTTAAGATTGCTGAAGATTCCGATACTGCTGGCGATGCATGGGTTTTTCTTAATCGTATGCTTGGTCTTACTGGTAGCAAGGAGGACCGTTGTTTTATCGCTGAAGCTGTATGCGAAATGTTGGGTATGGAGTACAGACATTCTTACCGCGTAGCAGACAAAGTATCTGATGTCATTGCCTGGGCAGTTGATAAAACTGGTATTAGCATTCAATGGGTTGGCAATAAAGTCGTTCTTGTTGGTGAATGGACGCAAGACCGCGCACCTGATGCTGGCGGCTTAGTAGGCAAGCCTCTTCGCTGGGCAACTGATGTAGTCAGCAATGGCAAGCAAAATATCAGCAACTTGAAGCAAGCGTATAATCAAGTGAAAGACAACAAAGCCACTGAGTAATCGGTGGTTTTCCTGTCTATCAGGAGGAATGAGGGTTTATCCCTTTTCCTTGAGTACATCTGATTAGGTGTATTCAAGGAAGACGGATATGCCAGTTGCTATCTGGTCTTCAAAAATTTAATCCGAAAGGAGGTGATTTATTATTTCACCAGCACTATCCCGCACCAAGGGGAGTGGAGAGTCAAGCGCAAGTCGAGATGTAGCCTACCAGTATTCGTAGTTTTACTTTCATCTAACAAACAAAGGCACCCGACGTTTTTTGCGCTACTTATCCCTGCGGAGGTGAGCTAGTTGCACGTGGAAGTCGTTCAGTCAAGCAAGTCCTGTCGTCCGTCGGTATCGTTCAGTCGCTCAAGTCAAGTTGTCAGTCGGTGTAATCAAGCAGATGCTTTTCTTATCTATGGGGAGGTCTGGGGTCTAACATAGATGGCTCCATGGGATTGTCTTCTCATACGCAGTAAACGCTCAAGCTAATTGCCTGTAGCTCAAATTCAAAACCACCAAAAATAAAGGGAGATGTATTTATCATGATGAAAATTCAAAACGTTCAAGTTATCAGCACAAACGAGGTGACTCGTGCAATTAAGGTTGCTCTGGAGAATGGCAAATGCTTTACGGCTGGCTTCTCTGCAACAACACCAGATTTTATGATTCAACGCACCAACGGCGTAGTCGCATCCACAACGAAGTCTGCAGTTATTGCATCTTTCAAAGGCCATATGGATATCACTGATATCAAGACACTTGCAGAACACATCAATGCATTGCGTCCGGTGGTATTCGGCAAGTCAACGCAAAACGTAAACATCCTGCCAAAAGTTAAAAAGGAATACAAAGCAACTTGTGCATGCTGCGGTGTTGGTTTGACTGATAAAGTCATTGATTTCTGCAATCGCAAGTTGTTCGGTGAAATGGTTTGTTTTGATTGCCAAAAAGGTCCGAAAGGTCCTAAGAAGGAGGGCGCGAGCGAAGCGAGCGCCCCTACTCCTTCCTCCATTTCAGCTCCTCAAGTATCTGTTCAGGACTCTGCTCCTGTAGCAGATGCTCTTGAGGATATGCGTTTAGAAATGGAGGAGATTCGTAAACAAATGGAATCAGACCCTGATTGGATTGATTCCATTTCTGTTACAACTACTATTCCTAGGGCGAGCGAAGCGAGCGTAAGAACCAAATGCACAAAATGCGATGGTTCTGGTAAACTCCATTTTTATGTGCATGTACAAAATGGAGTATGCTTCCGATGCAAAGGCAGAGGGTATTTTAGCGCTAAGCCAAAAAACACTGCTCCTTCAAGCCTGAAGGAGTCAGAGGATGTTGTCGTTACTGATAACGAAAAAACACCTATCTCAGAGCAGTCATCCGCTGAGGTAGGTGTGGTTATATCGAACGATGCCGTGGCCTGGACGAAGTCGCTTGAAGAAAGTTTACTGGAGAGCGACTTGGTGGCAGACCGGAATTAAAGTGTCGGTAGGCAAGTGAATATAATTATTCGTGAATTTATTACCTGGTATGCTTAAGCATACCAGGTATTTATATATAAGTCAAATTAAAAAATAAAAGGAGAATGAATATGTCAATTAACATTTTTGCATTTAAATCTTCAGGAACTAAGATACCGGTTGATGTGTCTGGTGTAACCAGACTTGTCTCACTCCGTAATAAACCGGATACAAATATCTTATATGGCCTTATTGGTGATGGCGGAAAGTTCTACTGGGATACAACGTACTCCCTTCCGCTTGTTCACGTTAAACAATATACAAAGATGCCTAAGCAACAGGTCCGACGTGTGGCTAAGGCATTTATCTGCGGTTATATTAATAAACTCGTTGAGTCACGTCTAACAGACAACAAAAGTCCTATGCATTTTGAATCCATTGAACGAACAGAAGAGTATCTAAGACGAGCTACTGCAAGTGCGGAGTCTGAAGGACGTATCTCTGGAGTACCGAGATGGATGAGGGAAAATTGCAAGGTATGGACGCCTTGTTACTCAAGGACCACTGGGGAGTTGTTATATTACCGTAGAACGAAGTATACATCCGATGATGTTACTCGAGCACTGGTTGCTCGGTACTTACCATTGTGTGCTGGATGTATCCTTCGTGTAGATTGCGATAAGCCATGTAATGCTCCGGAGTCTGTATCCGTAAAGACCTTTATTTCCTGATATGGCACCCGGGGAGGTATTATTTATATTCGTAATTAATTTATTATCTCTACCTGGTACACTGTAAGTGTACCAGGTATTCTGATAAAAGTCAAATTAATCAAAGGAGAGATTTATTATGATGAATGATTTTCAACAAGACAGAGAAGTATCAAACTTTAATCAAGTCAAAGAGATGTACCGTGATTACTTTGGGCCTTATGTTCAGACAGATGCTGATAAGGATTTCTTTAATCAGCTCTGGCTTGCAGCTTGTTCTTGTGCCCTATTTTACCTCGATGAAGTGTACTTGAAAGGCTTCAAGTACTCCAAGGAAGAGGTCACATCTGATTATCTTGCAGATAAGGTCTGGGCAGTAAATAATCCGTTTCGCCCGATGAAGCCGTTTGGCCTGTATCAACCAGTTAAGAGAAAGGTCTTTACCTCAGGTAATAAGCAGTATGTTTTGTATACTTACTACAATCATGATACTGACTTTCTCTTCTTGCGGGTCTTTTGTGATTAATCAATTTCCAGTTGCAATGAGTGAAAAAAGTCCATTTTGGCCTAGAGCAGGTGCAACTGATTGTTACTTATTTGCACCTGTTTCTTTATTTTTAGAGATAATTGGCCTTAGCCGAATTGGAAGTAATGGAAACGATTGTCAGTATTATAAGCTTGTGAAACAGAATAATGTTTCACGTGGAACATTTCTTACTCCTACACATTGTTTCACGTGGAACAAATACATCGGTCCCCGCGCTTCGCGCTCAGTCCTATTAGCAAAAGTGAGTTATCGATTTTCAACGATTTTTGGCTATTACGCATCAATTATCGTTGATTTCTGTTACAAAAATATCGATTTTCAACGGAAAAGAGGTGAGAAAAATGAGCTTTTTGAGGTTTATGAGATATAATTACTCGAAATGTGAGGTGCTAGGCCCAAGGGGGTTTTTGATGTCTATTGAAGGCCCAATCCCTGTTTTGGAGGTTATTGAAGGCCCGATGGCTCTTTTGGAGGTTATTACTGATTTCATGTCTTTCTTAAGCTCTTTTGAGGATATATTCCTTCCTTACTCTACTCATGATACTTACTACTCTTCTTACTGTTTACTACCGATTACTCTTGCTTATTTTCCTTATTATTATTCTTTTAATCTTGGTTATTGCTCTTTGGTATTAGGATTAACTCCTTCTTACCGTTTCCGAGCGATGGATTTTAATTCTTTCCAATCCGCGGTAATTATACATGGATATCATTACCTTCATGATAATTACTCCTTATTTTCCCGTTCGCTGGCGCTCTGTCGTGCTCCTTGTTACTTTCCTGTTGTGCTTGGTTTCCCGTTCGCCATCGGTGCTCCTGTCGTGGTCCTGATGGCGATTTATGATTTTTATTTATTTCTTATCAGTTCATTTTTATTTATCATTCTAATTTTAATTAAAAAGGGAGATTGATGATTATGCCATTGAAACGTTCACAGTTTGTTGTACCTGTATTGGATTGCCGTGATTTTGATATTACTGCTGATGGGTTGCTTTTTAATTCCGACAAAGCGATTCGCGTTTCCATTTCCGAAAACCGTTTGTTCCGCATGTTCGGTGCCGAGAATTTCTGCATCTTGACTGGTCATAGTAAGGTCAAGAAACATATTCGTTCCGCGATGCTGTTTAAAGGTTTCATGATGGACGGTAAACATTGGGTTCGTGTGATGCGTTCTCCTTCTCAGTTCCGTACTGCTAAAGCGTACTACACTTGCTTAGACCGCGATATGGTTCGCAAAGCTGTTGTTCATGATGCGGATTTGGGTTGGTTAAATGAAGCTAATATCGCAAAAGCAGAATCCCGTATTGGTGGTCAATCCCTTGCTTCTACGATTTCTTTAGTTGCTGATTTCACATTTAAAGTGGTTCCCGATGTTGTGAAAACCATGAAGCTGTCCATCGGTAAAATCGTTGATGGCAAGCTCACTACGGAAGCAACTGATGTTGATGTCAATCTTACTGATGGCAATGGCTTGGTTAAGTATGCTACGGCTCAAGGCTGGGCAATGGATTTAGGTCTTACTTATGTTCCATCTTTGTTCCAGTTCCGTTATGGCGGTATGAAGGGTACTTTGACTGTTTGGGATTGGGACGGAGCTGAAGATATCATCTTCACTAGTGGTCAGGTCAAGTATCAATGTGATTTGAGTCAGTGCAATATGGAAATTCTTCAGTATCAGAAACCTGCTCACTCTCCTTGGGCTCGACTTCATTCTCAAGCAGTTACGCAATTAACGG